GTTCAACTGTTGCGTTGAGCAGCATGTTCATTTGATTGTGTGTGTTCTGCATAACAGCATTATCATCAACGTCAGCTAGATAGGTAATACCTAGATTTAGATTGGTGCGTCTTGATTGCTTTACGCCACCGCCTATGGTTTCTGCACGTTGCCAGCTGACCAAATTGTCAGTATCTGCACACTCCTGTTCTATTCTAGCTACAGTTTGTTCAGGGTTGGGCCATGCACGTTCGTATATTGAAATGCAGCCTGCTATAGTTGTTGTGGGTTCAATTTCACCAACAAAGTACCCATTGATGTTATTTGCCATGTTCTTGTGTCCTTCTCCATGTGCAGTAGTATTCGGCCCACAGTACCCATAGACCATATGCGACAGCGCCGCCCACTATTCCTCCTGTGAAGAAAACAGTTAGCATTAACCATGCCCATACCACCGCGAGAATAATATCATAAGTTCTTATCATAACAATACTTATCTTGGGTTTTAATTAACTGTGTATATAACTGGCTAAATATACACATGACGTTTTACTGCACAACTCAACAGCTACTCAACAGTGTGTGGACACTGGAAGGCACTGTAGATGCACCCGCAAGCTCAGACTGGGACTACACACTCACACCCTCACTTGCAAGCATACGCACTTGGGAAGTAGTTGAACACATACCCGGAGTTGCCACAGTTGCAGCAGCACATGATCCTTTTTGCGAATACTATGTGATTGTGAGCAGACTAGCAGGTGTAGAACCACAAGAGTTCTACGGTGAGACTGCTAGTGATCGTTGCTGTGCGCGAGCCGGTGAGTTGGGTATTTCAATCTCTGCGACCACACAAACCACTACACTATACCGTTCAACTACCGAATTCTAACAGCCACAGTGTGTGCAGTCGCTCATCTGAAAACACCAATCGCTCACCCACAGGTCGAACTCCCCAACGCAGTAGTGCTACGTGTTCTATGTCTGACTGTGAGTGTACAGGATATTCTTGATGTATCTTAAGACACATTCTACACCAACCATCCCACCCTTCACTAGTGCTACAGTGATACCATTCTTGCATAGTGTATTTACGCACACCGCACAAGCCTGAACCCGCGAAGCGGCTTGCGCAACCAAACAGCCGCGAAGCGGTAAACGCTTTTTACAAAAAATTAGCGTTTACCCACAGCAAAATCTACACGGTGTATACTAGCCGCAAACGCACATATAAAAAATAAAATCTCATAACCTAGCGTACACACCATTTGCAAAGCACTGCATTACACCGTAACAACAGGTTAAGCAAAAGATGAGTCTTATTCAACAATCACAGGAGTAAACTTTGTGCTATCACTGAGCAGCAAACTAGCAAACATTCTATCTCTGTCACTAGTGAAGTGTATAGTAGTCGCCGACGTTTGATATGACTCTATACCGTGTGTTACGTACAAGTCTATAGTAGCACAGTGTGTGATTGACTCTTTGTAGTGCTGACTAGGAGTGTGCTGTTTGTGCGTAGGGTATATGAGTTTGAGTGTGTACACACAGTTACTTATGCTCGCCACAAGGGTAGAGGTTCTGTTTTTAGCGTACAAGAGCTAAAGCTCTAAATGCTCATGCGAATCGCATTTGTGCAGCTTCGCTTAAATACAGTATGACAATAACAAGATTCTTACAACTAGCAGCAACACCTACATTCCTAGCGTTAGCAGTGTACACAGAACTACAGCCCGTGAGCATATGCACAGCAGTTACTCCCTTGCTAAAGAGCATGACTGTGATGTATGCGCTAATGGCTGTGTTTCATGTTACTCCATGGTTCCACACACGGTGCAGACAAGGTTGTGGGTGTAATACCTAAATTCCCTACATAGAGTAAAAAAAATTGTGCGCAAAAAAATTTAGGGAAGTACTTACACATTTCCGAAAGGGGTTTTTGCGTGAGAAAAAATTGGCGCTGCGGTTTCATTAAGCATAGTACTTATAGTTTCAACCTGGTGATTTCTATACCCCCCGGCCTCGAGAAAATTTTTTTTTATTTTTTCTTTTCAAAAAAAAAGCAACCGTTTCCGATTGCTTTCCCCACACTGAAGTTTTTATGTGAGCTAACGAGGAGGAGTTCTCAGTGTGTTTGTAACCTCCCCGCGCCCTTTAGCAGTTAGTCAGCTCTGCTGCCTGCATAGCAAGTAAAGCCAGCTGCCTTGAACACTTGCGCTGCCGCTCGTGCTCCTGCTTCCTTAGTACTCATACACTGAGTACCTAAGCCACTTGGGTTCCATATTGAATATGCTCCCGTGTAGTCCTTCTCAAAGCCTGCACTCTTCATACGGCGTCCTAGCTTGGTGCTGCCTTTGATGCCGTAGATGTTGATCCAAGCAAAGCCACAGTAGGCATGCTCGCCGTACTGCTCTAGATGTGCGTTGGCTGCATCACTTGCATGTTGCAGTGCCGCTGCCTTAATAGCCTGTAGGTCCTCTACAGTGTAGTCATTAAGGTTAGTAGTTGTTAAGTTGATTGTAGTCATTTAAGAAGCCCTCTTAATTTGTTAGTGTCTATACAGTATACGATCTAGTTGACTGTTTGTCAACCCCTAATTGCCTATGCTTCATACACTGTAGGACGTTGGATAGAGTTAGCATCACAGTAGATGTTGAGCTCGTCCAATACACTAGTAAGGAAGTTATACTTGCGCATCGCTTCAGCGTGGCTGATCTCTCCATCACAGTGTAGGTTCTCTGGTGATAGTTCACCGTCCAGCTTTGATCCAATGTATTGTGCTGTTGAAGCATCTAGTGGGAACTCAATGCTGGCATCCTTAAAGATAGCGTTCCAGCTGTTGATCTGCTCTACATAGTTAGTGAGCACATCACCTGGAGTAGCCATAGTCTCGTCTAGGATCTTGCCTGGCACAAAGTTCGAATGCATGCCTCGTGAGTACTGTGCAAATGAACGGCATGGTTGACGATCCCAACGCTTGCCTTCCTTGGTCTTAGCCTCTACACCATGCTTGGCTCTGTATGCATCCAAGAAGCGAGCCGCATCACAGTCGCCTTCTAGATATGCTGTTGAACCTTTTTGGTATGAGTATGCTGAGATTTGATCTGCAATGCCCAGTTCTTCTAGTTCTGACTTGCGAACTGCTAACCACTCGTGACCTGCATCTATTGCCCAAATATATGTCTTCATGTTGTTGCCCTCTTTGCTAGTTTATGTATACATTATATGATCTAAATTGAGGTTTGTCAACCCCTAATTTAGGTATTCTGTATTCTTTTTTAGGTACCATTTCTCCAGCACAGGAAGACCAAACTCGTCTTCGTCCACAGCCACGTATGCCACAGTCTTCTTGACTATAGCATAACGGTAGCCTCGCATGCCGCATACACCTTCACCACCTACCCAAACCTTGTGCGGAAAGTCTTCGCACCAGTTCATAGGATCATCGTTGAGTGAATATTCAAAGTAATTGCCCACTTCCCGCTCTACGAAGCAACCTATTGGATCTTTGGTGTAGGTGTAATATGCCATGTGCTGTGCCCTTTGCCCTAACTGTTATATACAGTATACGATCTAATCGTGTGTTTGTCAACCATTATTTGTAAAAAAAAGCTCCCACTAGCGAGGGCACACTAGTGAGAGCTCCAGTCGATATGTGAGCGTGAGGGCATACTCTCAACATATCTAGTTGGCGCACAGCTCTTGATGGCTGCTTGCCAGTCGGTGCGTGGATGAGGGCGGTCCACTACACCATACAGTTCAGCGGAGCGTTATGCTCGACGCATCACCGTATTCTCTGCCATTGCTTCCCACTTGGTGGGGAATGCTTTGGCTAAGTCTGCGATCTTTAGTACTGTGCGCAATGACAGTTCACGCAGTCTGTTCTTGTTAATATCAACGAAGTCTACAATCTCCTCTTTGACTTCATCTGACAGCTTGTATGCATCCAACATGCCATCATTGGTGACCTGCTTGATGCGTAGCATCTTGTCCTTGTCGGTATCGATCGTAAGATCCATATAGTGACAACGCGACTCTAGTGCAGTCAAGTGCTCACGCAACTTGCCTTTGACTTTGTCAAACTTCATATTGGTAATGAAGATTGCACTTGCTTCGAACTTGAAGCTGTCTGGCACACCTTCGTTACGCAACTTGAAGCTGTCTGTGTTCCAGTGAATGGTGCGTGTCTTCTTAGAGTCTAGAGCAGCTTTTAGAATGTTCAAGCTCAGATCATCTTGGAAGATGCTGTCACAGTCATCAAACACCACAACGTTGCCTTTGGCACTCATGTTGAACAGCTTGCAGTAGAGGCCAATGGGCGACATAGCACCTTTGATCACCTCGAACGATTTTCCGGCGCCCAACGACTCCATAGTCTTGTAGCGGTCTAGTACTTCTTCAACACCGTGGCTCTTACCTACGCCCGGAGGGCCGGAGACGATCATTGCTCGCACATCTCCCTTTTTGACGGCTTTGGTCATGTCTTTCAACATTTCAAAACGTTCGCGGATGCGCTCTACAATTTCAGCGTCTGACTCCTCGCGGACAGTTGTCTTGACATTCTCACCAACAAGCTCGTAACCCTCCGGGCCTAACACCTTAATCTTGATGTTCCGGTCCGGAAAACCGTTCACAGCCGCACCGTCGACTGTCACGTAACCTCCCTTTGCTCCTACTTTAAACTCTTCTACCATCGGAAACACAAGACCTGAAATGTCTGTATCGTTGCCTCTGATCTTGTATGTGCCTTCAATAATTCTAATATTTGTCATGTTGCCCTCGCATGTGTTAATGTATGTATACATTATATGATCAACTGTGCTAGTTGTCAACCAAAAATTAACCTAAGGATGATATATCCTACAACAATAGTCGTTGTCCACCATACTAGACTAGTCAGCATCTGCTCAATGAAACCTACCTCTGTGTTACAAGAGTGGCACTTGGGAGCAAAGAAACCTTTATCCATAGTATGACAGTTCGGACATATCGCCATTATAAAACTCCAATCATCACGGTTGGTTGCAGCATCGCAGCTAACCATATCAGCAAACCTCCTGCAACAGCAAAGATGCTGCTGAGGATGCCCGTTTGCCAAAGTATTAATACCAAAAGAACTTTAAGGAGTGTTCTCACGCGAACATCTCCTCCCAAGCATCTGCTGTGATGCCTGTCTTGAAAAACTCGCGGTCGTCCGCGCTCAGTTGGGGGAATGCATTTTGGAGCAGCGCACCTGCTTCGTAAGCAGCAACTTGCTCTGGAGTAATATCCAGATCCATTGTGTTGACTTCACCGTTGAAAGGATTAGTACGTGTAATAAGCATGATGTTCCCTCTTTGATTGCCCTAACTGTTATAAACAGTATAACAGGGGTTAACGCAATTGTCAACCCCTATTATTAAGTTTTATGAAAAAACTTTAGCTCGTGAGCCGTTGACGTCACGTGCTGACACTGCATATCGTGCAGTACCTTTTGAGCTTGTGTCAACTCGGACGTTAAGTCCTGCTGAACGCAGTTCGCTCATTCGAGCAGCCAACTTCTGAATGCCGAATCGCGCATTCGCATCTGCTGCTGTCAAAGTCTTGCCTGTTCCACGTAGGTACGTTTCAAGGAAAGCCTTTTGATTAGTCTTAATAGTAGTAAATGACATATGTCTTTCTCCGTTTGCCTAAGTTTAAGTTTTAACAGTCTTTCTCTAACTGTTATATACAGTATAGCACCTTCTGTGCTTTTGTCAACCCCTAATTGCATCTTTTTTGCAATTAATTTTGGTGCCTCCACCCAGACTCGAACTGGGACGCCATTACTAGCGAGAGATTTTAAGTCTCTTGTGTCTACCTATTCCACCATGGAGGCTAATTGGCCTGCCCTGCAGGATTCGAACCTGCGACCCACAGCTTAGAAGGCTGTTGCTCTATCCAGCTGAGCTAAGGGCAGTTAGAAGTGTTCCTCCTGCTCTAAGTGACGCTCATACTCATCAGCTTGTGTTTTATAGTTGTTGAGCATGGTGTCCAGCTCTCTGCTGAACGTTGGTGAACATGCTGAGCCCGCTAGCCGCTTGAGGCGTTCGAGATTGTCGATGAAATCTAGCAGATCAATCATTACTGCACCCACACATGGTTAAACTTTGCGGGGTAGTTGGAGCAGTTGAATTGCTCGTCTGTGTAGTTAACGACCTTGACACACTGGTCTGTGCTGTAGCTGAAGTGTACATCTGGTATCTTCAATGCTTCATTACCTGCATATGCTGCCAATGCAACCACTCCTGCTACTACTGCGCCTGTTAAATATTTCATGTTCTGCCCTCTGTTTCCTAACTGTTATATACAGTATATGGTCAGTTGAACTCTTTGTCAACCACTTTTGGGTCAATATCTTGAAATAATTTCATGCCTAGGAAGTCCTGTTTGAGGATCTCTAGCATACGAACAGCTTCTTGTTGAGCTTCGCTGATGGCATCATCTACCATATCTTCTACTTGATCTTGCCCATCGTTTGCCAGCCACTTGGCAGGACTCTCACTTACGATAGAGCCTAGATAGCTCTCGCCCATGACCTTGCCGTCATACTTGGCTTGGACTCTACAGATCATGTGCTGCCAAAAGCCTGACTCCAAGTTCTCGATCAGCTCTGGATAGTAGTCTGCATCTGTATCAAACAGGAGATCCAGCTGCGTATCGTCTGGTGCGAACGCAATCTCAACAATGAACTGATCTCGATCGAACTGTTCTTCTACTTGATAGTTCGAGTTGTTTTCAAAAAAGGTATGTGTCATTAAGCAAACTCTTCTTCCTGAGCTGATTCAATCAAGCTCGCTAGGGTTGTATCATAAGGATTAGAACTAGTACCAAACTCAAATGCACCGTAGGCTTCGCCTTGATCGTGCAAACTGGGACAGTTCTCTTGGAAAATTTCAGCAGCTTCTGCACCCAGTGCTGCCAGTTCTTCTTGGATCTGCTCCAAGCGTTGCATCATTTCATTATTCATATGACTCTCCAAAGTCTGCCCATTCCTGCTCCCAGGTAGGTTGCCCATCATCTTCGTCTTCGAAGAATCGCTCACTCAACTCGTTTGAGTCAAGCATGTCTTCAACATCATCGTTGCTCATATACTTGAGCGCCATAGTCAGCAGCTCTTCTGCTGATACCATACCGTTCTCAACAAGCTCTAATGCGATATCTCTGTAGTTTGCCATTTGCGTTTGCCCTCGCTTTGTTTAACTATACATACACTATAACACCACTTGACGGTGCTGTCAACCCCTAATTTAAATTAATTTCTCATACACAGCTTCACGAACGGCTGTGTCAGTTGCTTCCTCAAAGCCTTCCGCATGTCCCAGCTTGATCAGCTCGTGTTCTGCCCATTCCCAAACACGCTCGAATGAATCGAACTTGCGTAGTGCAACCCCTGCCTCAACAATGCGGTGAACCAGTTCGTTGCCTTCTTTTGTAAACATCTCGTACATATTAGCCCTCTTCTTTATTGTTTAACTGTATACAGTATACAGTCTAATTAGGGGTTTGTCAACCCCTAATGTTAAAAAAGATTCCCTTGCAGATCAATGACTTACATGTTTGGTGATAAATCAGTTAGATCTTCATCTTCTTCGTAATCTGCAAGCTGTTCATCTAGAGCAAACTCGTCTACGAGATACTCTGGAATCATGTTGCGAATAGTGTCTGAAGTTGCACTATCATACTCGTAATGGTCATCAGCACCTTCTGAGTCCCAATAACCAACGAAGCACATGCCACTCTCGTGATAGTAGAGTTCAATGTAGCACGAGTCCCAGTCGTCTGCTAGACTGCTGAATGCTTCAATAGGCGGAGCCCATGCAGTATCGAACCAGCCAGTGATCTCAGCTGTGCCGTCACCATTGTCTACATACTCTAGGTGGACTTCAGGATCCCACTTGGTGCCCCAGTTGGTAACGCACCAGTCGTACCAGTTAGGAGTATCGCTAGGAGCCGTTGTGCCTTCTAGCTCTGCTGGCATAGGACAGATTGCTTGCAACAGTCCTTCGCCTGAGTCTACTACATCTTTGAGCTCTGACAGCGACTCAACAGCGCCGCGGATTGTGATTGTGTTGTTGCACCAATTAGGCATGATCTAAACCCTCCACTCGAACGTCTAAGCAGTCAAAGATTGGAAAGCCATTCTTGTCTTGGCCTACATGATAGCGGTCATGCACGATCCAACCGCTGGCTGTGTGCAAGTAAAAGAACTCGCAACCTGAGTCTGTGTAGTAGTCAACAAACTCGCCTACAGTGTCAAACTCAACTGCTTCTGTGTTTGACTCTCCTCTGTCACGTCCGTAGAAGATAATAACACCTTCTTCGGGTGTGTTGAAGCTGTGTGTCTTGACTGTTGGAAATACATTTGGAGCGATGATACTCTGATCGCCTAGCTCTACCATCTGTGCAATCTTGCGAGCCTCTTGGTAGTGCTGTTCCAGCATCACGCCTGTGTATGCAGGGTAGCCATCGTAGTGTGAATATTTTGCTCGGATCTTGCCTTCTGGAGTCTTGTAACCTATTGCGGAACGTGTTCCCATGATATATGCCCTCTTGCTTTGTTTAACTTACTAATACACTATAACACCGAATGTGCTATGTGTCAACCCCTAATTTAGTCTTTATCTAAAAAAGGTGCTTCTTCGATTGTTACTACATATGCCTTGCCGTTGCGGTCATGCACAGTAATAGTCTTCTTTGGTGACACAAACCAACCGCCTACAGGATCTAGATCTGATTTGATCATCCCTGCTTCTGCTATGATCCCATCTGGGTCTGGCGCAGCAATAGCTTTTTTGATAGTGTCTGCGATCTTATCACAATATGCTAGTTTCATCTTTGCCCTCATTTCCTAACTGTTATATACAGTATACGATCAACTGTAGGTTTTGTCAACCTCTTTTTTGTGTTTTTTGAAACTTTTACGTAAGTCATTGATATTGTTGCGATAGTACTGTTCGAACGTATAGGGCTGCTCTTGCCCTATACTGTGATACTCATCTCGGTTCTCATAGTACTTGTTGGTGACGAACGCTCTGAACAGACTTGGTTTGAATGGATACATGCTGTGTCCGTGACTCATTACATACTCCAGTAGGCTTCAGATGAAGGGCTCATATAATTAGGTGTGTTAACAGGCTCAACTATAGGCTTGCCTGACATCATGTTACTGGTAGTGCGACTCTTCTCAATTGACTTGTGGAAGTACTCTGCTTCTGCTATACCATAACGGAACACAGGATCATTCACAGTCTCCAGCAGGTCCGCTCTATAACGTTTGCTCATCCTAGTGAGCGCAGCTTTTGCAGCAGCCATTGTCTTGTAGCTCTGGCGGTGGTCTGGACGAACTTCACCTGTTCGTGTGTTCATCTTGCCCATAATGTAGGTGCTGGATTTTTCATATACGTAAAACATTGTTTGCCCTCTCTGTTACGTTATATAAACACTATAGCACAAGTGCGCTATAGTGTCAAGTGTTTTTTAAATTATTTGGCGCAATGTACAATGCGCAAATAACGTGCATTAGGATGCACATTGTAAAATTTAGGTTTTGTTGCGTGTACTTTTGCAACGTTTAAGTTTAAAGCAATATGTTCCAAAACTTCATCTGTTAAATTTAAAGTTAAAAAACACAAGTTGCGCAAGTTGCTGTTAGCACATTTGTTTGTATAGCTGTGTGCGCTATACTTTACATTGTTTGCTTTTAAGATTTTGCGTACAATAGAACGTGCAGTTTTTGTTGTAGTGTTTTGCATGGGAAGCCCTCCATATGCATGTTACGTTATATAAACAATATAGCACAAGCAGCGCACTTTGTCAAGTAAAAAATGCGCTGCTGTGTAAGTTTTTTAACTTAGTGCTTCAAATGCTTCGTCTATAATATTATGCGCACTTGCGTCACTAGCAAAGCCCTCTTCTTCAGCAAAGTCTATGCTGCTGCTGTGCATAATAGTGTCTGTAAGCACACAAATGTTGTGCTGCAAAAATACTTGCACAAGTGCGTCTGCAGTTTGTACGTCATTTGCTACGCACACGTTATTAACATACACTTGCAGTGCAGCGTTTGCAGCGTTTAAAAATACGTAGTTTGTTTTTGTAGTAGTTTGCATATTATAGCCCTCTATGCTAGTTAACTTATACATACACTATAGCACAAGTATACGTGTTTGTAAAGAGAAAAATGCACAGCTAACCTGTTGAAAACATTGACAAATCAATCTTTTATTTGTGTTTAAAAACAATGACTTAGCAGCCCAGCTCAGAACTGTTCGAACATCGCCTCGCTACCCTGAGCCAAAAGAACCCAACAATAACAATGAGTTAGCCGAAAAAAAACCCCAACGATATCAAAAGGTTACAGATGTTCCCATATGCACACAGCAGCAGCAACGTTCAACGCTGCTAACCACACAAAGCTGATGGTGATGATTGCTAGTTCATACACAGTGAACCTCTCCTAAGCTCTACTAAGCTGCACAGTAGTAAGCCTCCTAGGCCACACTAAGCATACTAGCGGTCACACGCCAACGACCTGAAGTGGCAGTGTCCACAATCACAGTCTTGGGATTGACCTTGTGAACTGTGCCTTGAACCAAGACCCCGCCTCGACCGGTGAATGAAACTCGATCTCCCACTCGGATTGATCTCGCAGCACCTTTGGCCAGCGCAGTCCTACGCAGCTTTACAGCCTCAATTACTCGATCGATCTGGTCTGATGTCATAGTGTGAATAGCACTAACGGTAGTAGTAATATCTGTCATGATGTTTTGCCCTTGTTTGTTTACGTTACATATACTACTATAAGCTCTAAACAACCATTTGTCAACCATTATTTTGAACGATTTTACGGTCAAGCGCAACTATACAAGAGTTACGGTGTAGCGTATATAGTAGTAGTAGGGACTATAGTAGTAGACAGTATAGTAGTAGACCTCATTCCCTAGAGTGTGTGTAGTAGTATAGTAGTAGTAGAGGAGAGCGAGCAGCACGAGCGAATGGTCTTGTGCCTTGTGTACAGTAGTAGAGCTGTAGAGTAGGCTCAAAACCATGGTCACTAGCAGCGGGGCCTATTGCAAATGTGGCTTTTCTTGGGTGAATTTATCCTAAAAAATGTGGTTCTGGTGTAAAGAAACCATTGATTTCTTAACACTTTGGGTGTAACATAATAGGCGATTTCTTAACGGTTCTCGAGGTGAAGAGAGGCATAGTTCAAATACTTTTGACCCTAAACCGTGGCATTACCATAAGTTTTTGTACGTACACTTTTGACTAGTTTCTTTACAGTGTGTGGAGATTAGTACAGTTTCTTTACAGTAGTAGACGCACACGTTAACAGCGGGGCCTTACTGTGCGCACAGTCTACTACTACTACTATAGTCATTACTACTACTACAGTCTACTCGACTACTACTATCACTGTGACTGTTGTTGTTGTGATTGTTCGCTTCTTTCTAGTAGTGTAGCAGCAGCTAAAGGTTCAATCCTATAGTTGCCTTTGTATTTTTTGTGTGCAAACTTATCTTGATAGTATTCCGCTATACGTTTGTTAGTAGTGGCTAGAACTACTACACCATCTACTACTAGTGCATAACCACTCTTGCCAACATCTTCAATACACATACTACGCATATACATATTTATTCGGTGTTTTGTGTAAATACAATTATATACATACATAACACGAGGGCTATAGTATGATACAACTACAAACCAAATCGTTTGCGAGAGACTTTGCGGTATACTGTTCAGTGGGTTTCAACATTGGACTTGTGATAGGATTATTTCTCTACGTGTTCTAAAAATTTTTTTAGAACGCTTCGCGCAGGTAAATATTTGCATGAAGCAGCACCTATTAGTTGGAGGGGATTCATTTGCTGAGTTTCCTAGAGGCACTACAGATCCTAGAACACTAGAACGAGGTCGTCACGATGATCCTGTGCGCTCTTGGGATGGTTCAACACTGCATTGGTGTGAACAATGGGCAGCTCGTCACGATGTGAACGCACACTCAGTTGGTTGGGGAGGCGCAGACAACACAGCAGCAGTCAACATGGTCACACGCGAACTCATGGGCTCAACTGCATACACACACTGTGTTTATTTTCTAACAGATCCCAACAGAACCTACAAGCGCAACACCAGTCATCTCACTAAAGGAGATCGACACTTTGACAAGCGAGACTATGTCTCTAGACGTTGGCAAGTCGGCTACAATTGGGATCACACCAATTGGCCTACAGCAATTGAATATCCTGAGGATGAAATGCCCTTGTGCGTGGGCAACACAGCAGCAAGCCTACGTTTCAACTCAATTCACAACAAAAAGTCAGCACCTTGGGAATGGATCAAGTACAGCATGAACCTAACACCTACACCTCAGCCTCTACAAAACACTGTGGCACAGATTGCACTACTGAATTCACAGTGTGCAGCTCGTGGCATCAAGTTTATGGTCACAAGTGGGTTTTCATGGCCTAGAGCATTTGAAACGTGGCGCGACTCAGAATGTTATCCGCAATTTGCAAAGTTTGACTTTCAAGACCAAGTTCGTGTGAACCCAAAGACAGGATGGAAGTTGCGTTCACACTATACGCATTCAGAACACACACAAATACTCAACTACCTAGAGTCACAAGGTCTAGATGGGTGGCTTACTTAGAGTCTTTTGGGTCTGAGTCAGCATCAATCACACGTATCTTTAGTCCAGGCAACTGAGGAACTTCGTCAGGATCTGGGTAGTAGTCTGCATAGGGATTTGTGCCTGTAAATGTTACACTTTCTACAACAGTTTCACCACTTTCTTCGTCTTCTCTGCGAATCATCATGGTGCGTTCAATTTGAAAGTATTCTGCTATTAGATCACACATAGCCCATATGTCGTCTGCACCCTGTTTGGTGCCCTGTAGTTCAGCTACGCCCGCAGCAATGTCCAATAGATCTCCAACAGCGTATTTGACTACACCTTCTACATCATTTGGATCAAGCTCAGGCAAATTGTCATCATTGTTGCTGTTCATTGTCTACCCACTCCACTGTGTCAATGTCCCATATATTTTCTCTATCAACTACAAATTCAAATTGTGTAGCTGTGTCTACTAGTCTTACTCGGCCGTTTTCAAGATCTCTTATTTGAATAACACCGATTGACTCGTACACTCCGGGTTTGCCTGGATGGCTTTGACCCAATTGTAGATCTTTTGCACGAACAGGTGTGCCGTCCGTGTCTAAGAATGTTGTTGTTTTAAAACGACATCCCCAACTCTCTCCAGGTTTACAGTTTTCTAATTCCATGTAGGTATTCCTCTTTATGTGCTAATACTTATCACCGAACAACACATGATAAATATTTTTGTTAATCAACAGGAGATCTCCCATGAGTACACTAAAAAACATTAGCCTTAACCTTGAGTTGGGCCAAACTATCCTAGTAGGGAAAAATCGTGAGCAAGCACAAATCACAAAAATAGAATTCCATGAAAAAAGTGGGGAGATTGCGATCAACACAACCAAGGGTCCTAGGAAGGCTCTTACATTTAGTCTATTCAGCGAATCAGATGAATTACAGCTAGAAAATCCAGCTGACCGTTATCGCTAGACTAAATACTTTTATGAGAATAGATGAAGTCCTTACCAGTGAACAAGACCTAGAAGATTGGGCAGCAAGTAGAAGCCTGTGTAAAAGCTCAAAGCCAAACTCGGCTCTGGGCGCCAGCGCACTCGCTTCATGCAAGTCGCAAGGCTACCGCAGGCGTGAAGGTGGCAAAAGTCATAAACTAGGAAAGTCTAAGAGTAGTAGAGTAAAAGTCGGCGGCAAGAAGATCAAGGGCAAGAAGTACGGCGGCCCATTACCGGATTGGAGTTAACAGATTGCAGTTGATTACCGGTAGCCTTCTCGTAGCCCATCCAGTTCATGCAAAATATGAATCTGCTGAAACTGTAGTTTATATTACTGAAAGCACAGAACACAGCACAGTAGGACTAATTCTAAACAACCCTAGTACTGAAACAATGAAAACTGTAATGCGTGAAAACAATACAGAATGGGGCTGGAATCAAAAAATCTATAATGGCGGACAGTATAATAGAACTGCTATGGTAATGTTGCATTCAGACAATTGGTATAGTCGTAATACAATTCAAGTCAACAATGATCTAAGTATAAGCTCAGACGAACTTATGATAGACAAAATGGCAATGGGAGACTTTCCTGATTGGCATAAACTTTTTATTGGTTGCTCGGGTTGGTCACCAAGTGAACTAGAGCATCAAGTACGCAGACGCAAGCCCGAATGGTTAGTACTGCCACACCCTACACGTAGTCTTATTGAATCAAACTCAAACGACTTATGGAACAAGGCAGTAGCTGAAATAAGCCAAGATCAAGTTAAAACTTTCTTTTAGCTATAAATACTCTATACAAAGGAGAAGGCATATGTCCAGATTACTACTGGCGTTTGCAGTTGGTATCTCACTTCTTGCTACTACAGCACTCGCTCAAGAACAACAAGAACAAAGCAAAAGATTCATAACAACACAGGCATGTGATCCTGTGTTGAAGATGAGCGATATTGTGATGAACAAATATGGTGAGACTCCATTATTTCAAGGCGAAGGACTACAGTTTGCAGCACAAACAGGACAACCATTTAGAAGCTCAATGATGTTCTTTGTCAATCAAGACTCAGGAACGTGGAGTCTAATTAGTTTATACCCAGATGGCACAGCCTGTATGGTAGCAAACGGCAGAACATTTGAACCCTACTCAGGACCTATTGGCAAAAAGACACCAGGCTGATGTGGGTACTAGTTTATATTGTGATACAACCGTTTGTCGCAGGAGATGTCAATAGTTTAGAGCCATATGCAATCAATCCTATGGGTCCAAGAGTTACATTTGATTCTATGATCGAGTGCTTTGAAGCAAGAGAAAGACTCAGTGATAAAGTTGGATTAGGTAACGGATACTATGGACCTAACAAGCAAGCCATCTGCATCGCCACTGATGCTAAACAGTTATAAATATTAAAATAACATAGGATATCTATAACGTGGCAGACACTCTTGTACTTAATGCAGACGGACAACCAGTATCATTACTACCTCCCAGTACTATTCAATGGAAAGAAGCAATCACATACATGTGGCTAGACAAAGTCAATGTACTTGAATGGTATGATGATTGGATTGTTAGTAGCGCAAGATGGGAAACTAGAGTACCAGCAATCATTATGCTAAAGCAAATGTATCGACGGCGAAGCACACCTCGCTTTTCCAAATACAACTGCCACCTAAGAGACAAATTTGTCTGCCAATATTGCTCAAACACCTTTTCCAAACAAGATTTAACATTAGATCACGTAATACCAATTAGCCTTGGTGGTAAAACATCTTGGGATAACATTGTGAGTGCGTGTAACCCGTGCAACAGCACAAAAGGTAGCAAACTAATCAAACCAAAGAATGCACCTTACCAACCTACTTATTATGAGCTTGCAAACAATCGTAAACTAATAGGATTTGAAAACAAGCACCCTAGCTGGGAAACATTTTTAAAATGAGACACTATCGATATAAGCAATGGCCGTCACATGTCAAAGGTAGATTTGCAGGAATTTATAAAGAAATTGGAGATAGGACACCTGACAGAGTAGATTGGTTTGCTCCAGAAGAATGGGTTCACAACTGGAAGAGAGAAGCCCGTTGGAAAAACTTTCAAGTACAAGCACATTCAAGAGAGCTTAATATGTTGTTTGGTACACAACGAGGATGTAAAGAACAAACTGAAAGATGTCCTGCTGGAGCAAATATAATCCATTGGCCTACTTTTTGGATAAGTGCAACAGTAGATCAAACACAATATGCAGAATTTCCGCGACAAGGGAAAATAACAAAAGCCTTTATGAGTTTAAATGGCCAACCGCATGTACATAGATGTATGATAATGGATGAGTTAGTAAGACGCAAAATGCACAAACATGCAGTTATGACTTGGCATTATCCTAATGTTGATTGGGATTGGAAAGCATGGAAGCCTGAGCTTTTAGAAATAGAACCTAATTGGAATCGTGATAGTGCCGACAGTTTTAAATATTCAACATTTATGCACAGCGCACTTAGCAGCTCGTTTATGAATTTAATTGCCGAATCACAAGCTGATATTCCTTTCCTTACAGAAAAAACATTCCAACAAATTATCTACAAGCGTCCGTTCTTAACTATGGCAGGAGCTGGTATATACAAAGATATGGATAAACTTGGTTTTAAAAGATACGATGAGATATTTGATTATTCTTTTGATGAAGTAGAAGATTCAATGGAAAGAGGACTAATGATCATTGATCAGGTTGAGTCTATAATAGGAAAGGATTACGAAGCAATGAATCGGAAGATAATGCCTAAATTAGAATACAATTATCAACGAGCAAGAACACTAGCAAACGATCCTAGTTATGTTCCAGACATAGTAAAAGAAATGATAAGGTGGAACCCTAAGTTTAGCCCACCTTATGTTCGATTTTTACAAGGCGTTACTTAAACCAAGCAATCTTTTTACCTGCAGAAACTCTACGTTCTTGTTCTTCAACACTGCCAGGATAGCGCCAAGCCCATATAGCAACCAGTGCCATAAAGCCTCCGCTCCACATAACAGCTTTGATGTTACCTGTAGTAAACCACAAAAACGCAAGAGAACTACTCATTACTAGTACCATTGCGTATTTGCCCCATGTAGGGAATACTTTCTTCTCAACCCAATTAGTTAGGAACGGACCAAAGTATTTGTGATTGTATAACCATTTGTGCATTCTAGGCGAACTTTTTGCAAAACAATATGCTGCGAACACTAAGAATACGGAAAACGGAATGCCCGGCACGACAACGCCAATGTAGGCCATTCCTAAGGATAGAAAGCCTAAGCCCATCCACATATATTTTTTAACCATTAATTACCTCTGTTAATGCTTTAATTAAATCCTCAATCATACCATCAGTATGATACGGCGTGGGAGCAAAGCGTAGTCTCTCAGTACCTTCGGCTACTGTAGGATAATTAATAGGTTGCACATATATCCCATAGTCATTAATAAGTGAATCACTTACAGCTTTACATGTTTTTGCTTCACCTATGAGTAAAGGAACAATATGAGTAGTAGAGCAATCCATAGGATCTAAACCAGCTTTGGTCATCCTATGCTTTAGTTTGCGAGCTCTTTCCTGATGCTGTTCCCTAAGTTCGTTATGATCTCGCAAGTATTTGATACTAGCAAGGGCACCAGCACAAGTCACAGGACTCATACTGGTTGTAAAAATAAAGCCTGAAGCTACAGAACGAATCGCATCTATGATGTCAGCGTCCGCTGCTATGTACCCGCCCTGTACTCCAAAGGCTTTGCCTAGCGTACCGTTTACGATATCCACATTATCCTGCAGGTTTAGTTTCTGTAAATAGCCTGCTCCTTGTTCTCCGTATAATCCTACGGCATGAACCTCATCAATGTATGTCATCGCCCCATACTGGTCTGCTAAGGTGCAAATATCGAGGATAGGCGACACATCTCCATCCATGCTATACACAGATTCGAACACAATACAAGGTGTTCCGGAAACACTTTTTAGCTTATCCTCTAGGTCGTTCATATCATTGTGCTGCCATATGATCTTGTCAGCACCACTGTGTCTTATCCCTTGGATCAAAGATGCGTGATTATTTGAATCACTTAAAAACACAATGTCGGGAATGATTTGTTTAAGAGCGACCAAACTCCATTCATTTGCAACATACGCACTAGAAAAGAGGAGCGCACTCTGCTTGCTATGCAAGTCAGCCAGCTCGTGTTCTAGTGCTACATGATAGTGTGAAGTGCCTCCTATGTTTCTGGTGCCTCCACTGCCAGCGCCTGTTTGATCTAATGCAGTGTGCATTGCATCTATTACAATTTTATTCTGGCCCATTCCGAGGTAATCATTTGAGCACCAGTTTACAATCTCTTTGATTGCATACTTTCCGTACCAAATAGCTTTAGGAAACTTTCCGCGTTCTCTAAGAATGTCATTAAACACACGGTACTTGCCTTCCTGTTTTAACTGTGCAAGTACTTGTTGGAATGGTTTTTTATCTATCATGTGCATATTTAACTAAATATTGTATAGGAGTTTACAGATGCGAGCAACAGATATAGTAAGACAAGTATTAGATTTATTAGATGCTGTAGAAGGCCAACAAGATCTAAAGCCTAAGGTTATTCCTGATGACACTTGCGGAGCAGAACAAGGTGAACCGATTGCAGGACGATTCAAACAAATATTTGCAATGTTAGATGCACCTAGCAATGGACCTCTTGCTAACAGCCCAAACGAAGTAGTTGCTCCTGTAAGTGCAGTAACAACAGATGCAGGCGGTGGAGTAAATGGACCTAAAGATCCTGCAGACATTAGAGTAAAAGACCCAGGAGCATACAATGGCAGCTAACGGAATATCAACACTAGCAACTAAACAGCTAAGACAAGAAGCAAAACTTACACTTGCAGGACAAGATAGAGCAGCTCGTAATGTGATACAACCAGGACGTTACGCAGATACAACAGCAGATTTAACACAACTACCTACAAGATATGTAGACGACACAGTTGTAAACAATGATAATACAGGTGGCCTCAAGCAGGGCAGACCGTGGGCTACATAATCAATGCCCAATCTAAATCCAAACTCAACTAACTACGTACACAGTCATGAGCCAAACACTAATGACTTACATATGGCAATGGACTACAACAGTGTAGGGCAACCTGTTATTAGAACGGTAGGCGGAGACATCTACAACAGTATCAACCTACCAGCAGGCTTTGGACAGATACACAAGTTTGGTGCTGTTCCTACTATGAGCATAGACACCGTTGGAACCATATGGGACGAGGACGACACCATCTACCCTTGGGCGGCGATTGATGCCAACGGTGTGTTGAATATCAAAGTTACCAATACAAACAATGAAAACAATCTCAACACAGACTTAGATGGTGACACAGTAGAGATACAAGGGTTAGATGAAAACTATGAAATACAGACTGAAACTGTAACCATATCAGGTTCAACAGCAACAACAGTCAATCCTTACAAAAGAATCTACAGAGCAAGATATCAAAACGGCGGCGGCTTTGATGTTAATACAACTGCTCGTATATTAATACAAACACAGACTAATGTGACTGTGGCAAAGATACTAGAGAATCAAGGTCAAACACTGATGGCTATCTATACTGTACCTGCGGGCTTCACAGGTTACTTGATGAGATTAGATGTTACAGCACAGGATGACGCAACAGGCGAATTCAAATTAATGGTTAGAGAAGGTGGCACTGGATCGTTTGCCATTAGGCACGTTGCTGAAGTAGTTGGCCGCGGCGGCCCGTATCAGTTGGAATATCCTATTCCACAATCATTTCCAGAGAAGTCAGACATTGATGCCCGTATGCACACTCTTGCAAACAACGGACGTTATACTTGCACGTTTGATATCTTATTAGTAGATAATACAGCAGGCACTCCCTAATTAGGTAAATACATTATGCGCATAGATGAAATCACAATAAACATTCCAATCACAATTGACCTAGACGGTGACAAACCTCGTGTAAACGTAGCAGGTAAGGATGCTACTAAAAAAGATGATAGTGATTTAGATCAAAATCCAGTAATGTTATCACCTCCACAGCAAGAAATTGAACTTGCTAAATCAGAACAAGGTAAAGAAAGTCCATATATTGACACTTTACTTGACGATGACGACGAAGGATCAGAAGAAACTACTGATCAAGAAGATAATCTCGATAACATCAAAGCATTAGCCGGCTTAACCAAATAAATACAGTTGTATTATAGGAGGGCACCTAGTTGGGATTGGTCCGCAAAATCAAAGCCGGTCTAGTCAAAATCAGCGTAAATGATTTTGTAGGAGAAGACGGCAATATATTCTTTGACATTGACGATGGCGTTATGCGCCTGTCAGATGGTGCCACACCAGGAGGAATACCTCTAAGTTCTGGGGGCGGAGAAGGCGGAGCAAGTACATTTAGACAACTCTTAGATACACCTGGTTCTTTCAGTGGACATGGTGGCAAATATCTAAAAGTAAATGCACAAGCAAGTGCAATTGAGTTTGTAGATGAAACTGTTTTTGATGGCGACTATGACTCTTTAACTAATACTCCTACACTGTTTAATCCATCAAATATAACTTCAAATCTTATTCCTGGTACAACTGAACTAATTGATTTAGGTAGCACTTCTAAAAAATTCCGTGACTTATATCTTAGCGGCAATACAATCTTTTTAGGTACAGCAGAAATAAGCCGCAATTCAGGAGGCGGCATTGATTTACCTTCTGGAAGTAAAGTTGGCGGCGTAGCAATTACTAGCACACCTAGTTATAATAATCTTACAGACTTACCAACTTTATTCAGCGGAGCATATGCTGACCTAACTGGCAAGCCAAATATACCTGTAGATGTAAGTGACCTAACAGACACAGGTAGTTTGTTAGGTGGTGGAGGCGGTGGCGGAGGAGGTACATCAAACTATAATGATCTAACTAATCTGCCCGACTTAACAGTATATCAACTAGCGTCGACTGCCTTTAGTGGAGCATATGCAGACTTAACAGGCAAGCCTACACTATTCAGCGGAAGCTATACTGATCTAACTGATACTCCTGCATTGTTCAGCGGAGACTATACTGACTTAACTAACAAACCTACTACACTATCTGGTTATGGAATTACAGACGCTGCTACATCAGCACAGGGCGCACTAGCAGACAGCGCACTACAAAGTTTTACAGTTACAGAAGGTATGGTAACTGCCCATCAAGCAGCTCTAAGTATAACAGAAAGCCAAATAAGCGATCTGCAAAGTTATCTAACAGCAGTATCTGAAGCACAAGTTACTGCTCATCAAGCAGCTCTAAGTATAACAGAAAGTCAAATTAGTGACTTTGGTACATATCTTACAACAGTAGCATTTGCAGATTTAACTAGTAAACCTACGACACTTGTAGGATATGGAATAACAGATGCAGCAACAGCAGCCCAAGGTGCATTAGCTGATACAGCATTACAGAGTTATACAGTTACAGAATCAGATGTTACTACACACCAGGCTGCTCTATTAATTACAGAGAGTCAAATAAGTGATCTGCAAAGTTATCTAACATCAGTTGCGTTTGGTGATCTAACAACAACACCTACTACTGTAGCAGGATATGGCATTACAGATGTATATACTAAAACAGAAACAGATAGCGCAGTATCAACAGCAGTATCAAATCTAGTAGGAGATGCTCCTGCTGTACTAGATACGCTAAGTGAACTAGCAGATGCTATAGGCGATGATGCAGACTTTTTAACTACTTTGAACGGAAATATTGCGCTCAAAGCAAACACAGCTGATCTTGCAACAGTAGCAACATCAGGCAGTTATAATGATCTAGCAGATCAACCTGACGTGTCTGACCTAACTGACGTACAAGGTAAACTTGCAGCAGCAGGCGGCGTATCGGACGACGATGCTCTTGCTTATAGTATTATCTTTTAATCAAGATTAAGCCCGAGCTAGTTTCCTAACCCGGGCTTGCCAAATACTCTCTTATAGTTATTTACAGCTATGCTGCATTTTATTCTTTAAGGTTGTTTGTGTATAATTATTTAGTTGGTTTACCGTTTACGAACTCGTAAAACTTTTCAGCCGCTTCTAATACAGCATCAGCACCTGGTACTTCAGGCATTTTTACTGTAGTTACAACTTCGTCGCCGTCCTTAGCAACAGTTGTTTCAAACTGTCCTAGTTTAGCGTGGTAGTCGTTCCAAATATTGTTCTGCGCCATTTCTAGCACTTTGGTACGAATCTCATAACCGTTTTTGTTTGTTGTGACTTTTGGCATTGCTTGCTTGAACATATCTGCAATCTCTTGAGTTTGTTTCAAGATAGTTTCACCGTAAGTAGTTTCTACTTTTGACATAATATTTCTCCTTGTGTGTCTGTGTGTAGTGTTATTAATATAACGTATTATTTAGTACTTGTCAACCTTTACATTGCCGTATGTAGCAATATAATGATTAACATCTCTATGTCCTGCTTCGTCATCTCTAACAGCTAGAATTACATCACGCAACCTAGCATCATCCGCTAAGTTCCAATACGTAATTGCAATTCTAGGTGCAGGAACATTCTCAATGCGCCCTTCGTCAAGCTCATTAAGATATTCTGTGTACGAATACACAGCTTCTTCTTCAAAGTAACCTACTATTCTGTGTGCAGTAGATGGCGATATAAGAAATACTATAAAGTATACATGCCAGAATATAACTTGTGCAACCAGTATGAGCAGTCTTTCAAACCAATTAGGCTTTGCAATTTCAATGAACGTCATTAAATGCATACGTTCATTTTCTGCTTCTGCTAGTAGGGTACGGATTAGTGGCCCATATCCAGGGCGTAGTTTACGCAAACTTCTAAGATGCGTCCACATGCCGCCTACCATTCCTGGCACTGCGGCTACTGTTTCTAATACAACTGCTCTATGTCCATAACGCTTGCGGAAGAACGTATCCGCAAACCATCGCATACTTTTAGTAAAGCCGTATGCAAAATAGTCAGACGTAGAGGTTGGCTTGTAGTGGACCAGCGTCATATTACTACGCAGTCATTTGCGCAATAGATATGTACATGATGCTGAATACAGTTATAGCAAGCGCCGCTTCCATAATCTGATCGCAAAATTGTCCATCGCAATTCTTAATTGCATTTCTTAACCTATTCATTTTTAACTCCTATGATGTTTTATACATGTTGTGTTTGAACTCAGAAATTCTTTGAGCTTCTTTGTACAAACCTTTTGTACGCAATTCTCTAATTGCCATACAATAACTTCTATATTCCATTGCTTTAATAAAACGTTTCCACATTAGCGTTTCTCTAACATTAAACGTTTTGCTTCTGCGTGATAGCCTTGACGACTTAATTCAGCGGCAGCTCTTGCTCTGCCTGCTGACTCGCCAAATGCAATGAAGCCAATCCAAATTGCAATTATAGTTTTGCCAATTGCTTTGAAAGGATTAATTTTAATAGTTGTCTCACCTACAGCTTCCATTACACCCACCCCTTGAGGTTTGTGTTAGCATCTGTGTGGACTTGGATACCTCTTTTCATAGTGATATCACCATTAGCAACAGCACGGATATCTCCACGGGAAATACCAATGTCATTTAGTTCATAGTCTGATAGTGATGAAAGGTCTTTTACTGCTTGACGCACAGATCTTCTGTGTGCCATTTTAGCGTTTATTTTTTTGATCCAGTTCGCTACTCCTGAAAGGCTGTAACCAGCCGCCATTGTCAACGTAGTCATTGCTACATTCTCCTTTGTATATATGTGTGTGTGATTTTAGGAATCAACTAACCCCGGAACTTCCCCGGCTGTGCAGTCTGTTGTATGGCGTAAGACACGCCCTAGTCTTTCCCAGTGCCATTCATTTTTTCTGAGCTGAAGCCGCTCTTCGTTACGTTTGTATATAATAGCATCTTACAGGGTGTATGTCAACCATTACTTATTGTAACGCTTTTATTTATCATGCACAAGCTACATACCTGAGCGTTTTGGTATGTATTTTATGCATACACGATATGTTTGTAGTTAATACCATGAGTGTAATCTGTATGTAATCATTATTCAATTAAATATTGACAGTACAACAAACCTGTAGTACTATAAACACGAAGGCAACGTCGAGCCTTCTTGACTATGTGAGCGATGTGGTAAAGACATCAAGCAGAGGAGAAAACAATGGACGCACTCACCTTATGGAGCCTGACCGGGTTCCTATTTGCCGCTTATGCGGTTATCGCAAATGATTCAGTACAAACTCTCGGTACATGGATGGCATCAAACAATGAGAGATTCAACTACAAAACATTATGGATTGCAGCATCCGCTGTACTGTTAGCCACATTATGGTATGGCTGGCATGTAAATGGTGGAGACATCAGTTATGGACGACTAAACAAAATCCCATGGCAAGAGGTACAATGGTATCACGCAGCCGCACCTGCTATTCTTGTAGCACTTACAAGGATGGGCGTACCAGTTAGCACAAGTTTCTTAGTGCTATCGGTATTTGCTTCAACCTTTGTGTTGGAGAAGATGCTTATGAAATCAATCATGGGCTATGGTGTAGCAGCAGGCTTTGCATATGTAGTATGGTTTGCAATACACAAATATTTTGGCAAATGGTATGATGAGACAGCACCTGTCACAGAAAGCAACAAGAAGTTTTGGCGCATTGCTCAATGGGTAGCAACAGGCGGCCTGTGGTGGACATGGCTGAGTCATGACATGGCAAACATTGCAGTGTTCCTTCCACGTGAAGTTCCACTGGACCTAATGTTCCTAGTCAGCGCAGTGTTTGTAGGCGGCTTGTTCTTTATGTTTAAAGAACGTGGCGGCAAGATCCAACAGATTGTATTAGAGAAACACAACACAAGATACGTGCGTAGTGCAACGTTGATTGACTTGTTCTATTGGTTGTGCTTGTACTTCTTCAAAGAGCTGAATGACATTCCAATGAGTACAACATGGGTGTTCGTAGGCTTGTTAGCAGGACGTGAGTTGGCTATGGCAACATACTTTGGCAAGAAGAAAACCAAGAGTGTGTTTCCGTTAGTAGCAAAGGACTTTGGTAAGATGATGGTAGGATTGGGTGCAAGTGTTGCACTAGTTCTTGCTATACATTACATAATTTTACCAAACGGAATGTAACAAACAAGGAAGGTTGTGTTCGACGGCACAACCTTTTCTCTTGACTAGTGTTGTGTATTTTCTTTACCCTTTGCAAATAATGAAAGATAAAGAATATAATTATCTATAGAATGATCAGAAAAGTTATCAATTTTTCCTCTCTTTATTCCCATCCACATACCACGCCAGCGATCCTTAACACGCTGCCACCTAGTCAAATTGCGAACATTGCCATATGCATTCATATAGTGTTCTTCGCCATGATGTGTATAACCCATCCATTTATAAGGAACAGTAGTGACAATGTCATTATTGTTCTTCCAACGATGGTGTACGACACCTAAATGGACAACATAACCTTTCCAACCTACTCTTGGTGAACCATAAGTGTATAATTCCTCTGGATTTGGCAAACGTGTGTTAAAGTGACAGCGACTTGCCATTATAGTTGCCATTGCAGCTCCTAAACTATGACCGCAGAACCAAAGTTTTTGCTTAGGTTGCTTTGACATTAGGTCTGCCATTATTCTTGGCCACAGTTCATCTACTTCTGCTTTAAATCCTCTATGAACTCTACTAACAGTTTCAGCAACGACAGGCATTGCTTTTAAATCTGCTGCAATATCGTTAAATTGTGTAGGTTGTGTTCCGCGACACGCAATTACTATATCTGTGTCATTCATAAAACGATATGCTTGCGCACCGTCTTTGTTATAAAATTCTACTTCAGTGAAACCTAATCTTTCCGCTTGCTTTTTAGCTACTTTGATGTTATTATAAGATATCTTGGATAGTCTAGCAAATAAAAGAGAACGTTTTTTGAAGTCAATGTCCTTAATACCGCTTGTCATTGTTTTCTCCGTTCGATGTTATAATATTTATATGTGTTAAGACACTAAATACTGCATAGGAATGGAAAACATGAAAAAACGTACTAGATCAATTTTAGAAGAACTTAACAGTGTCCACGGGACTCGCGACAACGAGCGTTTGATTGAGTCTACTGCTAATAATATTATAGAAAGTTCTATTAATCTTTTAAGCAGAATTCACGAACAATTTGATATGGAAACTGCTTCTGAACTTGAAAGACGTTTTATTAATAGTATTAGATCGGGAGATCCCCGTAAGTTCCGTCGCAGCATAAACAAAATTATAGAGAACAAAAACAATGACAATACTTAACGAAGGCGGAAACGTATTTAAAACACCACAAGGTCCTTTGACTCAACGTATTGCTACAAAGGATGTACATCCTACTATTCAGTTTATTGAAAAGATTACAGGCTTGACCTTTGACGAAGAAGATTGGTTAGGTACAACAGGTAAAAAGAATGATCCAGACGGAGCGTTTGAAAAGAATAGTTCAGGCGACTTAGATCTAAACACAGATGCAAACAAAGTAAGCAAAGAACAATTGATTGCTAAACTAAGTGCATGGCTTGCAACACAAGGTGTTGACAAAGCAGATATTATGAATCAAGGCAGAGGGAAGACAGACGGCTGGATACATAACGCAGGAGACCAAATTCACTTCCGTACACCTATTGACGGCAATTCTAAGAATGGCTTTGTGCAGACTGACTTTATGTTTACATCTAATCCTGACTTTCAGCGTGGAGCCAAGCGTGGTGGAACACAACAATATTCAGGCAAGGACAGAGCTATCTTGTTATCAGCAATTGCTAGAGGCAGAGGCTTAAAATTTAGTCCTAAGTTTGGATTAGTTGACCCAGAGCAAGGCGACAAAGTTATTGCTGATACATGGAAAACAATTGCACCAGCGTTGTTAGGTAAAGGTGCAAAAGAAACTGATACACATACTGTTGAAAGTATGCTTAAATATTTAAAGAAAGATCCAAACTACGAAGAACTGATTGCTCCGTGGAAAGAAGCGATGGAGAAAGCAGGTAAAGAAGTTCCTGAGTCACAATCTAAAACACTAGAAGATAAACAACTTGATCGTATTAAAGAACTAAGCGGAGTATTGTTAAACAGTACTGTAATGGTATCAGGAAGTTTTGTAAAATGAGATGGTCAGAGTTTAAAGTATTAAAAGAAACCTGGTTCTGTCAAAAGTGTTACACCGAGCCTTGCATCTGCAAGGACAAAGACAGAGACACAGGTAATCAACTCACAGAAGCTAAGGTAGGTAGAGAATATCAACACCTAGAGGATCTTGTATTTGTTAAAGGTTCAGCTGGAGCATTAGAAGCTGCTGACATCTTAGAAAAGATGGGCAGTGACTCAGGCGATATCGCAATCAAATGGGACGGCAACCCTACTATCTATTGGGGGCGCGAGCCAGATGGAGAGTTTGTACTTGTTGGCAAGAACGGCTGGGGCCGTAATAAATCAACAAGCGCAGAGAATCTTATGAATTTTATTAGAAGCTCAGGCAAAGGTGTAGAAGAAGAGCCTTGGCGCGAAGACTTTAGTGAAGAGATGGCAGAAGTTTTTAACATAATGAAAGCAGCTACACCTCCAAACTTTAGAGGATATGTATACGGTGATTTGTTATACAGTCCACGTAAACCCTTTACTGTAACTAAAGGTGCAGTAGAGTTTGAACCCAACAATGTCAAATACACAGTAGATACAAAGGGCCAACTCGGTGGACGCATAGCGAATTCAAAAGTTGGTGTAGTAGTTCACACAAAATTTGACAGTTGGGGGAGCAAACAAGGCACTCCTATTAAGGATGTAAAAGAACTTAACTCGCAAGATGCAGTGGTGTTAGGACAAACTTATGTTACACACCAACCAAAAGTAGATACAAAAGAAGTAAAAAGTATTAGAGCCTACGCAGAAAAAAATGCACAAGCAATTGATCAATTCTTAGCAGGTGAAAAAGGTTTAAGTAATCCTGCAGGAATTATATATACATATATGAATCACATGACTCGAACACAACAAATAAAAAATATAGAGTCAGGCTTTTTTGATTGGCTCAAAACATCAAAAGTAAGTCAAGGACAGCAGCAAAGATTAGCAGCAATGAGTCAAAGTAATCCTAAAGCACTACCTGCTATTTTTAATCTTGTAAAACAAATTATGTCTGCTAAAGATCATATCATAGATCAATTAGACGATGCTGATGCAGACGTTAAGGCAACAACAAAAGGCGAGAAGGGTGGCGAAGGTTACGTGGCTCTTGGAAGTAAAACTAAACTAGTACCACGTACTAGATGGCAACCAAATTAAAAACAACCAAAGGAAATAGATATGAAGATCAATGAAGTAACAGAAGGTCCAAGAAGTTCAATTTACGACCCTAATGCAGAAAAGTTAGCCGGCGTTCGTAGACTTGGACAACAGATTACAAACGCACTAGAACCAAAGTCTGGTGTAAAATGGCCAGATGATGAAGTATGGAACAAAGCAAGTATGCTAGGAACTATGCTATCTGAATTACCAGATGGACAAGCAAAGACTCCAGGTGAAGCTCTTAAGAAAGCCGGTGTATCTAAAGATGAATTAGATGACATTATGGCTAAAGCTAAACAAGCCCGTAAAGTTGCTATGCCCGACCCTGAACCGTCAGCAGATCCAGAAGATGATGACGAGTTAGATGACAAAGGTCCAAGCGATGACGAGATTGATCGCGATGCAAAAATGTATGCTAAAGGCTAATAATGTCTGAAAAGTATACAGCAGCACAGTGGGCAGAGATTGAAGGTGGTCATGAAATGACTCCCGACTCTGAAGTTGCATTTTCTTTCTTAAAAGACTTGCACGAGTCACGCATGACCAAAGACAATGGCAGCTCACAACGTCTAACGTATACTGACTGTGGCGAACGTATGTACCTTATGCTTTTAGTATTTGAAACAATGCGCAACTATCCAGACTTTAAAGGATATGTACAACGATACGCAAAGAAAACTATTGGCTTTGATCTTTATAAATTTTATCGTATAATGGGCACTGACCTATATAACTTTATCTATTTCCTAGTAGGGGATGATAGTGCTCAAGATAAACTTAAAGATCCGGACAAGGCTAAACTTCTTAAGAAGAATACTAAGCTACCAATTGCAGCTATTAATAGATACCTTCGGGCATTAGCGCAAGGAGCTAATCCTATAACTCCTGGAAAGATGTTAATGGCAATCGAAGGCGCACTTAACATATCTAATACAGATTACAAAGCAATACGTAGGAATATAGCTAACTTTCCTCGTTTAACTAAAGCAGAAAAGCGTCTAGTATCAACACGTTTAATATTTGCTGTTAGGGCTAAACTAAGAAACTCAGATATAATTGAAGACTTTGAAAAGTTTGCAGCAGTTAAAGACCTAGAGAAAGCAAGTGTTATAGATCCAGAACCAACTGTATCTACACCTGATATTGCAACTACAGGTGATGAATTAGCACTATATCGTTATCTAGTTGGCACAGGTAATTTAGCATTGACTAAGAAGTTTTTAGAGCAAGCTAAGAACAATAAAGCAGCATCTGCAAGCATGATTCAAGCATACATGCCAGCAATTAAAGCAATAGATGACATTGTACAAGGCGGCCCTGCGTTTGTACAACAGCTAAGAGCCCTTCAACAACGAGCTAAAAAACGCTAATATAACCACAAAAATCTCCTAAATTGATAAATACTTTATACAAGTTAGAAGAGGTCTAACTTGCCATTAGAGAATCTAGGAGAAATAAAATGGCAGCAGTAACTAAAGTAAACGGCGTAAATGTAATCGAAGGTAACGGACTAGGTCCAGTAACACGTATTATCTCGCTTTCAAAAACAGCAATCACAACAACAGCAATTGCAGATCTTAACGCAGTAGTAGAAGCAATGACAGCTGGCGGCGTTGCAGGTACAGACGATGCAGTAACAATTGCAGGCGTTGATCACACATCAGCAGACGTTGCACACGTTGCAGTACAAGGCACAGGCGTATTAACACCTGGCGCAGCATACCGCGGTGTAACAGGCGTAACAGCAGCATTAGTAGCAACGTTTGAAGACTAAATCCTAACTACCTTAGGTATCGTGAAACGCGGACAGGCGTCACACAAAGAGCTCACATTTATGTGGGCTCTTTTTTTATGACCATAAGTATAGTATGCGCTTTATAATACATACTCTAGTTGACATAACAGAAACCAATAGTCGTCGCGGCGAAGATCTAATAAAGCATAGACAACAACAGAACTATCTTACAGTTATGCAAACTATTGGATTGAGGGTTAACCCAACATATGTTATGCCACCGGAAACTATTAAAGAAATACCTTCTAAATTAGGACTAGGCAAAGTATATAAAACAAAACAAACTGTATGGAAATATACGTTTGATGTAGAGTATGAAGCAGCATTAGATATAGAAACACTTGAAAACGACTTTGATCTAATACCTATTATTGGAGGATTACAAGAAAGTGTTGTTTTAGAAATACCTCATTTTATTACCAAAAATCCTGACAAAAACAATATTAATTTTATTATATCGGATAAATAAAACTGTAACAGAAATAATAATACACTTTTTAGGCATTCAAACTAACACATTATAAAAGGCCAACTACGAGTTTACTTTAACCATACATGGAGTTATGAATGCCAACAGCACCGACAACAGATTTAGAAAAAACAAGCCTTGAAGCACACGTTGATCTGTGCGCCTTACGTTACGCTAACCTCGACAACCGACTATCTACAGTCGAAGGTACCCTCAAAGAAATACATCAAGACATCAAAGTTGGACAAACATCAGTTACTAAAGTACTAGTAGGTACAGCAGGAACAGTTGTTGCAGGATTACTATCCACAGTAGTTGTCATATTAATGAAATTCTAATCCGCTCACGATAAATAACTATATGTTATTACGTGAGTTTTTTATTGATCAAAATGAACAGGACCTCGATGAAGGTCAAACTTGGGCACGTTCTGGAAAGAAGGTAGTTCGCAAGTACCGTTGTACTGGCGGCCCACGCAAGAATCGAATTGTATCAAAAATGGCACAATGTTTTGCTGCTCCTGACATAAAGAAAAGAATGACTCTTAAAAAGACTAAAGCAAGACTAGGCGGAAGAATGGCACGTAAAGCACGTAAAACAAAACGTATTAATCCAGCAAGTAAAAGAGTACAAGCTCTAAATAAAAGGAGACGCTAATGCAACTCCGAGAGCTCTTTATTGAAGTGGATGAAGGTGTCGCTACAGTATTTGGCCACGGGTCAAAGAAGACGCCTAAAAGTGGAACAGGTCATACGTCACGCAAGTACCGTTGTACTAGTGGTCCACGCAAAGGTAGGGTTGTTGCTAAGGCAGCAACCTGCAATGCTCCAATGAATGTTAAGAAGAGCAATCAATTAAAGAAAACACGTAGATCAAAAGCATCTACTATAGATGTTAAACGTAGTAGAACAACTAGAACAAGTCCTACTACAAATAAATTGAAAAGATTAAATACAGGTAGACGTAGGATTAAACCTAGGAAGCGTAGAGGTGCAAGATGAGAGTAGATGAACTAGTAGGAACTCCAGCAGATCAACAAGGTGCCTCAGGCGTATCAGGAGGGCAAATGAAACAACAAATGTCAAAAATGAATGCCCAACAAGCAGGCGTAGACAATACTATAGGGCAACCTGATCCAAACTCACCAGAAGCTAGAAAAGCTGCACAACAACAAAAGAAACAAATTCAAGCACAAATTAAAGCAACACAACAACAGTTGAAACAATTACAATCACAGTTACGAACATTATGAAGTTAAATGAACTTATAAAAACCTTTGATGTTAAAGTTTACATGACTAATGAAGAACGTGAACTTTTGGAAGCATTAGACGACAGTCGGCCTCGACCCCTAACGTCTTTTCCAGAACGCGAGCAAGTCATAATTAATAATCTCATTCGTAAAAGTGTAATAAGTAAAGTTCTATACAACGGATCTGTTATGGTGTTGCCAAATGTACTCTGAAAAAATAATAAAAGATTTAGATGAGATTGTAAACAAGGGTCTCGAAGACGTTGCCATTCCTTATGCAAAAGGAAATAGTATAAGAATTAAACACATCGTAATTCGCAAGAGTCGCAATGGGTATTTGATATATAATGCAAAGGATAACGTACAAGTTACACGCACAGTATTTAAATCTACAGCAATTGCAATAGCAAAGAACCTTGCAAGTAACAACGATGTACTTGATAAAGTTATAAAGATTGATAATGATATGGCAAAACATTATAATGATGCGGTATTTTTTAAACATATTATAAAAACAAGCAAAGATCAGTCTAAAATACAAATAAGAGAGAACAGATTAGACATTGCACTTGAAGAATCTTCAAAACTAAGAAACAGTTTAGATAGATTTATTTTTGGACAATGATAAATATAAGTATATAAAACATTCATCTAGGAAAGAATCAATGAACATTAGAGAATTTAGCAAACCAGTAACATCAAAGACACTCAACGAGAGTCTTGCACAACGCTTTGGCACAAAGATTGATGTCGAGCAGTTTACAACTGAGCAACTACAAGATGCTCGTAATAAAATAAGAACAACGCTTAGTCAAGTAGAAACTACTGAAAGCTATGACGGCGTTCAGACAAATGAGTATTCAAAAAACAAATTATTCCTAGATGTTTTAAATGCTGCACTTTCTGAACGTGACGATGTTGCTGTTGCAATTGACGAAGCAATTGAATCTCTTAACGAAGGTGAAGAAGATAAAGCAGAGCTTGTTATGGCAGCAAAAGATATGGTCGACCGTGTTACTGGTTGGATGGAAGACACAGCTGAAATGCAAACTGAATCAATGTTAGAATTAGCAGATGCTATCCGTGATGAAATGGGTAGTGAAGCAAGTGAAACATTTACTTCTACAGTTAAGCCTGCGCTTGAAGCAATGTATGCAGCAATGGAAAGCACACGAGGTTCATTAACATCAGGTGTTGGTCAACTAACAGGCGAAGCTGAGCCAATGGACACAATGGGTGCAGATGATATGGACATGGATATGGACATGGAGCCAACTGACGACATGGACGCTCCTGCAGATGACATGGACATGGACGACGAATTTGGTGCAGCAGATCCAGCAGCTGGCGGCGAAGAAGAAGCTGGCAGAGAAAAGCGTGAGAGCGTAGACCATTCAAAAAAAAAGTAAATGAAGGTGTAGATTCAGACTACATTTATCGTTTATTACGTCAACAAAAAGCGGCCGGAGTGGCCGCTTTATCTATGATTAAACTAGACAAATTTATGCAGAATCAAGGACGCGGCAGCTTTGACTATGAAACGTTCAAAGCAGCATATGATTCTGATCCAAGACTACAACAACTAGTAACTAACTTTGATCAAGAAAAGATTGAGTTTAAACAAAGTGAAGTTGATGATGTTGCAGGAGCAGTGCCAGGCAATCCAGGACGTCCAAGCGACACAGTGGGAAATATGGCCAAAAATGCGGTTGACTTAACAGATCTTTGATGTTATACTTGTTGTATGAGCTTAATTATAGAGAAGTACAAATACGAACGACTAAAACGTGTTGAAGTAGATGGCAAGCGCCGTTATGCAGCACCAGGTCACCCTCCAGTAGCAAGTGTTACAACTATCCTCAGCGGAACCAAAGACATGAGTCATCTCATTGCTTGGAAGAAGCGTGTAGGTGAAAAGAAAGCACAAGAGATTGTTACTGAAGCAAGTGGCGTTGGTACACGTATGCACAAGTATCTTGAAGACTATGTTGATAATGGTGTATGGACAGAAAGCGCAGGCAGCAATCCATATGCACAGCAAGCATATGAAATGGCATGTGTTATACGTGACGAAGCTATGGGCGATGTAGATGAAATCTGGGGCAGTGAAGTTCCACTTTATGTTCCTGGTATCTTTGCAGGCACAACTGACTTGGTAGGACAATACAAAGGCAATCCTTGTATTATGGACTTCAAGCAAACTAACAAGCCTAAGAAGCCTGAATGGGTAGAAGATTATTATCTACAACTTACAGCCTATGCACTAGGACACAACGAAGTACACGGCACAGATATACGTGAAGGACATATCTTCATGTGCAGCCGAGACTTACAGTACCAACAGTTTGATCTATGGCCAGACGAGTTCGCAGAGTGGGAACAAGAATGGTGGAATAGATGCAGACAGTATTATGAGAAACACGGATAATTAATCCCTAAATAGAAAAATACAGCAGACTTACGGTGGTATCATGTGCTGTGACATAAGCAAGTCAAGGAGTCTGCTATGTTTATTGATATCTGTAACGCCCTTTTCCTCTACGGAGTTTTATCATCTTGGTGCAGTGTTGAACCTCCAACACATCCAGAGCAAGGTACTGTCCTTGGCACATCTTGTAACGGCACAACTTTAGTAGAAGAGATTGCCGACGGTGTAGGCGGCAGCACAACAATGTTATACTTAGAGTCAGAACAATGTGGTTATATGCCGCCTGTTCCAGAAGCAGGCACACTGCTACGCGAAGGTTGTTCTAAAAGTTATCCTGGTGTCAAATGGTTCCAATATGCTGATGGCGAAGGCGGAACATATTCTGAAAAGGATAGCCAGTCTGTAGAGTGTGGATGGGAACCGCCAACACTAGTGTTAGAGTTAGAGAAAGCAGAGGGTGACAGGTTTAAACCTGCTGTGATAAACGTAATCTACACAGACTTTTTAGGACGTGAAGAGCCGTGGGGTATGGTTCATGCTTCAACAACACTAGGACACATAGAACGCAGAGGCAATGACATACTAGTCTATGGTGCTGGACAAACAGGAGAAGGTATTGTTACAGTTGGACGTGAGGAAATACAGTTTACTATTTTAGAAGAACCTAGATGTGGTAAAGCCAGCACTGGCTATGCACCAGATTGTCAAGGCTATGCCTACAGTGGGCCTACACAAGGATATATCTATTATGGCGAAGATGACGATCAAATTGTAGAATGGGAACTTGCATACTTTATTTACGATAGCGAGGAATCTTCAGATGAGAATTATCATCAATCACACATTACAGAACTGTTTGAAAAAGGATCAGCAGAATGGGACAAAGTTCAAAAAACTGTAAACACCTATAACGAAGCGTATGAAAGATCGGGTATACACATACGTTATGTACTCAAGGAAGGCAACGTAGGCCGTATGCACTATCATGGTAGTGGAGGTCTCAAATCTATTGTTCGAACTCAAACTAATGCAGACGTTGGTATAGGTGTAGGATCTGTATGCCCGAATACGTGCGGATGTGCATATGTGAACAGATATTTTCAGGAAAACTCTAACGTAGCTCCTGTGGGTTTATCTAGATGTGGTGCATACACTGACCTACATGAAATAGGACACTCAGTAGGATTAGCACATGGTCCTGAGAATCGTGCTTACGCAAACAGTGGATACATTTGGAGTGAGTTTGGTCATGGATGGGAATCGCTGTGTGGTAGAAGTTTTCCAGATATAATGTCATACGATTCAGGTGAAAGAGGACATCACAATTCTAAACTTACTTGTGGTGAGATGTACGGTGATCTTATACGAGGAAATGATCCTAGATCATGGGCGCCTTGGGACGATCCAGCAGGATATCGTGACTATGCTGATGCAGCCTATCATCTTAACCGTGTAAGATATGATGTAAGTCTTATTAACTGCGAGGATAGTAAGTGTGATAATGCACCAAGAGGCAAATTAGAAGAACAAGACTACTACATAGAAGGTGTAGGTGAGCCTCTAGAAATTATAGAAGATTATACATATGACTTTGAAGACGGTGAACAACTACAACGGAAAGAACTACAAAGGATAAAAGGTTTTGATCGTTTAAGACAACGCAGACAACTTCCTTAATTGAATAAATACATATAATTACAATGTAGGAGACACTCAGTGGCTGTTGTTCAAATATCAAGAATACAAGTTCGTAGAGGACAAAAGAATCAAGGTACAGGTTTACCGCAATTAGCAAGCGGCGAACTTGGATGGGCTGTTGATACACAAGAACTGTTTATTGGAAATGGTGCAGTATCAGAAGGCTCGCCATATGTAGGCAACACAAAACTGCTAAGTGAGCATGATAACTTATTCGAGTTTGCAAACACATATACGTATAGAAAAGATTTAAATATTACGACAGGCACATCTACTAACGCACCTGTATTAAGAACTCTGCAAGCTAGATTAGATGATAGAGTAAGCATACGTTCTTTTGGAGCTTCGGGTGACGGATCAGATCAAACAACATCTCTTCAACGAGCAATTGATCAGTTATTTTTAAATCCATCAAACAAAGGCACTTCGCAGTCTAGAGTAGTTTTGCATATTGAAGCAGGCACGTATACACTATCTGATTCATTACACTTACCCCCGTACTGTACTATACAAGGTGCAGGCGCTGATAAAACAATCTTTATATCAGGTGCATTTCCAGCATTTAAAACAGTAAACGATACAAGTATTCCGGGCACTCCTGCACCTGATTCAACTAGTACAACACTAAATCAAGCAAGAAATATTACATTAGACGGTTTAAGTATTCAATCAACAGCAGGCGCAGGACTTGCGTTACAAAGTTGTGTTGACAGTGTCTTTAGTAACATAAAAATTACTGGTTCATATAGTTTAGGTGATGCAGTAGATGGCACAGTAAACGGAATTGAACTAACAGCTCTTAGCACAACAGTTAATACAAAAAGGAATACATTTACTAATGTTAATGTTGAAGGCTTTGTAACAGCAGTTAAATCTAATAATGATATTATCGATAACGTTTGGCAAAACTGTGAGTTTAAAACATTGTGGCAAGGTTTTGCATTTGGACTCGATACTATATTAGGTGTTGACGGACAATTAACAGGACCAATCAATAACTTAATTACAAAATGTAAATTTGATAGCATCTACCAATCTGCAATTAAAATTGTTGCTGGCAAGGAGAATCAAAGTCTTAACAATAAATTTTATAGAGTTGGTAATGAAGCAGGCACAGATATTAACATAACTCATCCTGTCATTGATTTTACTAATTCGTATAACTCCTCAAAAGGAGATTGGTTCGAACGAACAGACATCTTAGCTAATAACCGTACACCGGCTTGGGCACAAGATGATACATATGTAGAGTGGACAACGATGCAATATGTACCAGAAGTAAAAGGTCCAGTTATTACTGACCTAGACTACACACATCAACTGTCAATCGGGCAGTTTAATGAGTTTACAAAATTATTTAAGCTACCTGCTGAAGGAATTCGTGCATTAGAGGTTGACTATTTGTATAAATCTGCTATAATACAAGCATACCGTTCGGGAAAGATGACTATTATTGTTGATCCTGTAAATGACACGTACAATTTGTCCGATGATTTTGATTTTACAGGAACAGAAAGCGAAGCTGATAATTTGTCATTCGATGCTGAATATACTGTAGACGATGGAACAGCTACTATATCAATTAAGGCAAGAAACACTACGCCTAGTGATGTTGGAGAGTTTCATTATAAATTAAAAACAAAAGCATGATGTGTAAAAATTAATGTTTGACAAAAAATTTGAAGATAGAATGTCTCTCTGGCGTGAGTTTAGAGATATGTTAGAAATTTGCGAAGACCCTATACAAACCGCAATCGACTTCTATAATCAAGCACCATTAACTACACTTGCAATTGATCCATATACACAAAGTACATGGCCTGATCCTTGGCAACTATTAGAGGAAAATGTCTATTGTAAATTTGTAAAAATCCTTGCAATATGTTACTCTTTACAGTTAACAGATCGTTTATCTACCTCGAATTTTGAGATAAACATAACACGCGACAACAAAAACTCAGACACTCATTACCTACTAATGATAGATAATTTTGTTGTTGGATTCAACGGAGATTCCTATGTTCATAGAAAAGACTTACCACAAACCGTCTACTCTGAACTTGAATATAAGATGCCTCCACTTCACTAAATATCAAATAACAAAGAGGAAAAGAAATGTCTAATGGAACAATGATCGTCAAGCGTGACGGCACTAAAGAATCACTCAACATTGATAAGATCCACAAAGTTGTGGAACATGCATGTGAAAACTTAGCCGGTGTGAGTTCAAGTCAAATTGAAATGAACGCCAATTTACAATTTTACGATGGCATGAGTACTGCTGAGATTCAAGAAGTGTTAGTACGTAGCGCAAACGATCTTATTAGTTTAGACAATCCAAACTATCAATATGCGGCAGCACGTTTACTATCTTATGGTGTAAACAAAATGGTCTTTGGCGAGTACAATGCTATTACATTACAGCAAAATATTAATAGTAATATTGAGCGTAAGGTATACGACCCAGCTATATTAGAGTCATACACAGCAGACGAGATTGCAACATTAGACAGTTACATTCGGCACAAGCGAGATGAGAACTTTACTTATGCTGGACTACGTCAAGTAGTTGACAAGTATCTATGTCAGGATCGTTCTACTGGAGAAATTTTTGAAACTCCTCAAATGATGTACATGATGATCGCAGCAACATTGTTTGCTAACTACCCAAAAGAAACACGTATGCATTACGTAAGGAGATACTATGATGCGACCTCATTATTTAAGATCAACATACCGACACCCGTTATGGCTGGTGTGCGTACCCCTGTTCGCCAGTTTGCTAGTTGTGTTCTTGTTGACAGTGACGATACTCTCGATAGTATTTTTGCCAGTGACATGGCTATTGGACGCTATACGGCCCAACGAGCAGGAATTGGCATCAATGCGGGAAGAATCAGAGGCGTTAATTCAAAAATTAGGGGCGGGGAAGTAGCACACACAGGTATTGTCCCGTTTCTAAAGAAGTTCGAGTCAACTGTACGTTGTTGTACACAAAACGGTGTACGTGGCGGCAGTGCTACAACACACTTCCCGTTTTGGCATCAAGAGATTGAAGACATCCTTGTGCTAAAGAACAACAAAGGCACAGAGGACAATAGAGTACGTAAGCTAGACTACAGCATACAATTAAACAAAACAATGTATGAAAGATTGTTATCCGGCGGAGATATAACCCTTTTCTCACCACACGATGTGCCTGGACTATATGAAGCATACTTTGGTGATGCAGACAAGTTCCAAGAGCTTTATGAAAAGTATGAACGTGCTACAAGTATTAAAAAACGTTCTATACCAGCTATGGAATTGTTTTCTGCTCTAGTTAAAGAACGTGCAGAAACAGGACGCATTTATATTATGAATGTTGATCATTGTAACACGCACAGTTCATTTAAAGATACAGTATACATGAGCAACTTGTGCCAAGAGATTACACTTCCAACAAAGCCTTTAACACACATTGATGATCCAGAAGGTGAAATTGCATTATGTATTTTGTCAGCAATTAACGTTGGCATTATTAGACAGTTAGACGACTTAGAAGAATTGTGCGATTTAGCAGTTAGAGCATTAGAAGAAATTATTGATTATCAAAAGTATCCAATCAAGGCAGCTGAAATTAGCACAAAAGCAAGACGTTCATTAGGTATAGGCTACATTGGACTAGCGCACTTCCTTGCTAAGAATAAAGTACAATATAGTGATAAAGAAGCATGGAAGTTAGTACATGACTTAACTGAAGCGTTCCAATACTATCTGCTTAAAGCCAGCAACAATTTAGCGCAGGAGAGAGGCGCATGTGATTACTTTGAGCGTACTAAATATGCAGACGGCATCCTTCCTATTGATACCTATAAGACAGATGTTGACACAGTAGTGGAGAATAAATTAAATTATGATTGGGATAGCTTACGCAATGATATCAGGGAGCATGGCTTACGCCACTCGACCTTGTCCGCACAAATGCCATCGGAGAGCAGTTCTGTTGTGTCAAATGCCACAAACGGAATTGAACCACCTAGAGGCTACTTGTCCGTTAAGAAGTCAAAGAAAGGGCCTCTTAAGCAGATTGTTCCGCAGTATCAAACATTAAAAAATTATTATTCTTTGCTTTGGGATATGCCAAACAATGAAGGTTATATTAATGTTGTTGCAGTTATGCAGAAGTTTTTTGATCAAGCCATATCAGGAAATTGGAGTTATAATCCTACGCAGTTTGAAAATAATGAAGTACCAATGAGTGTAATGATAAAAGATTTGTTAAACACATACAAGTATGGTTGGAAAACATCTTACTACCAGAACACTTACGATTACAAAACTGATCCAAGTGAATTAGAAGATGAACAGCCGAAGGTTGAATTACAACCTTCACAAATAACAGAAGATGACGAAGAGTGCGAGGCATGCGCTATTTAATGGTTGACAAAACCGCATAGAACTACTATACTGGTATAGTAAGACAGATATACAGAGGAAAGCAAATGGCAAAGACCGTTTTTAATAAAGAAAAAGTAGACTTCACCAAACAGAATATGTTCTTTGGTGCAGATCAAAATACACAGCGTTATGATGTGTTTAAGTTCCCAGTATTTGATAAACTAAATCAAACTATGCTTGGATACTTTTGGCGCCCAGAAGAAGTAAGTCTACAAAAAGACAGAGCGGATTTTGCTAACTTCCGTCCAGAGCAGAAACATATCTTTACTGCTAATTTAAAATATCAAACACTGCTTGACAGTGTGCAAGGACGTGGACCGTGCCTAGCATTTTTGCCGCATGTTTCACTTCCGGAACTAGAAGGATGTATTGTTACTTGGGATTTCTTTGAAACAATTCACTCACGTAGTTATACACACATTATGAAGAACGTGTATGCTGATCCTGCAGAAGTGTTTGATACTATTCTAGATGATAAGAAAATTATTGCACGAGCAGAAAGTGTAACTAAACACTACGATGCATTTAACGATGCAGCTGATGCATATTTCCATCGTGGCGAAGGCAGCATGAAAGATGTAAAAAAGAAAATGTATCTTGCAATGCAAACTGTAAACATTTTAGAAGGCTTACGTTTCTATGTAAGTTTTGCATGTACGTTTGGCTTCGGCGAACTAAAGCTAATGGAAGGCTCAGCTAAGATTATTAGTCTTATTGCTCGTGATGAAGCACAACACCTAGCACTAAGCACACACGTATTGAAATTGTGGGCGCAAGGCAAAGACGATCCAGAGATGGCTAAGATTGCAAAAGAGTGCGAAGAAGAAGTTTATGATCTGTGGCGCGAGTGTGTTGCAGAAGAAAAAGATTGGGCAGACTATCTGTTCAAAGACGGTTCTATGATTGGACTCAACAGCACATTATTACATCAATATGTGGAGTACATTGCAAACCGTAGACTAAAGGCGCTGGGGTTCAATGCAATATTTGATCAACCAGTAAATACTAACCCTCTTCCTTGGACTACACATTGGTTAAGTAGCTCAGGGCTACAAGTTGCTCCACAAGAGACAGAAGTAGAGTCTTATATTATTGGCGGCATCAAACAAGATGTAGACAAGGATTCATTGAAAGGCTTTTCATTATGATTGAAATTTACGGTAAGCCAGCATGTCCAAGTTGTACAAAGGCAAAGGCATTTTGTGAAAAGTATAATCTAAAATTTGAGTACTATACACTGGACACAGATTTTACTCGTGAAGAATTGTTTGAACAGTTTCCTACAGCAAGAACATTTCCGCAAATTAAGATAAGCGGAACAAGTGTAGGCGGCTACGAGCAAATGATAGAATACATTGATAACACCGGATATAACGGAACAGGATACACTTTATAATATGTTAATTGAAACCCCATATAAAAACGGAGACACCGTGTCTCTAAAACTAAGCTCAGGCGAAGAGATTGTTGCTCGTCTTGAAGATGAATCAGATACAAAATTTACACTACATAAACCTATGGTACTAGTTATGCAACAGCAAGGACTAGGCCTAGCACCATACATGTACAGCGTATCACCTGATGCTAAATTTAATGTTTTAGCATCAACAGTAAGTTGTATTGCTAAAACAGAATCAGATATCGCAAAACAATACACTACGAGTACCAGCAATATTCAAATGGTCTAAAACCTCGGCTAAATATATAGTAATATAAAGCGAGGACTACCATGGCTGCAAGACCCGGCAATATTTTTGAAGAAGCGACCGTTGAAGGTACTGGCCAAACCACGGTTAATCATACAGACATTGATACTGATCCGGGTAGTAGTCCTCCGGATCACGTTCATATTGACCATGATTTAGCACACCAAGCATGTCTTAGAGAAATAGCATCTATATTTGAAGATATACAATATGATATGCGTATCATTGCAGATAGATTAGATACTGACACTAAAGGCGTGTATATGAGACAAGCAGATACCGTAGCTAACAACCCTGCAAATATTGCACAACATGCAATGAAAATGGAAGCTCTTAAGAGTTCAGGGCAGTTAGATCAAATTAACGGAGAACTTGCAAATCCTACAAATTGGGTAAATGTAAATCCTACTACATATGCATCTGTGCAATCAGCAGGCGCTGCTATTGGCGGGTATCTAGGCGGAGTAGGAACTACACAAAACAAACCTACAGGTTACGGAGGAAAAGAAGTTGTTACAACTCCAGAAGGAACTATTGTTTCACTTCCTGATGCACCGTTTAGTGCGTTTTCAGTTAAGACAGGAAGTGCTACTGGCAAAGTTAAATATGGCAATGCTGGTACTTTTAGGTCTTTGCCTATACAACAAGAATTATACAGTATTATAGAAGGTGCAGCAGCAACAGCAAAAGTTGATGTTTTAATTACTAGCGGTGGACAAGTTCCAAAGAACCAAGGCGGAGTTAATCGTAAAAATAGAACAGGGTCTAACAGACACGACAAAGGCTACGGTGCTGATGTAGTACTCTACTTAGATAAGATGGGTGGCAAAGAACTATATGCAACTAATAAAGATGACCTTGAAATAATGTTAAATTTTGTCCAGGCTTGTGCGAATGCAGGCTGTACTGGTATTGGAATAGGACGAGGTTATATGAAAAATAGAGACATACATGTTGATATTGCTTGGAAGGGACAACAAGCCGGAAAAATCACAGGAATTCTTTCAAACAGATATTGGGGCGGAGGCGATTCAGAAGGACTCCCAACTAAAACAATTTATGCTCCGTTATACCTAGCAGACATAATGAAAACAAGGGATAATATAGGCTAATGTCAGATCCGTATAAGCATTTAGATTTAACACCAGAATATAATCGTATCATCACTGCTACTACTAATATTAGAGATGAAATTAGATTAATGCGCAAACGTTCAGAAAATCCAGACACAGGATTAGTTGCTAGTTGGGTAATGAACGATTTAGAAAAAGCACAGTTGGCAGTTTCATTAAGTGGTGCAAGTGGAAATAAAGCTGAAGAAGTAAGGAAACTAATAGAAACACCTGAGCCTTTGAACGGAGGTATAGGTGATCCTGCAGAAATGACAGGCGAAGACGGTATTCTTGGCGATGTTGATAAACAAAGAGAATATTATCTTGCAGCATTTGATCAAGAAATAGATCCTGAAGAAACAAGAGCTTTAATACGAGTAGACGGTAAATTTTATTGGGAAGCAGATGGCGGCGTATCTGAAGACGAAGGAGAAGTAGGACCTATTAAGCAAACTACTCCTTATGCTCTAGGAGAGTATATTGGTTATAAAAGTATGGATGCCCAGATTGGATATTCTACAGCACAACCTTCAAATGCTAAAAAAGGCCCTGGTAGAGTTGTAGATATTGCAGACAAAACACTACCTAACAAAAGATGGGCAGCACCTAGACCAGAATACAAATCATCATTAGATATTCCAAATCTTTTAGCTGATCTAATTAATCCAATTACTGGAGCTATTGTAGCAAAAAGTATTCTACAGCAAAAGCAAGAAGCTGTTAATGCAGCAGCATCACCTGCATCTGCTAATCCTTTACAATCTCTAGGTGCAACGGCTGCTAAAGAACTTGTTAAACAGTTGCCAGACTTTGCTGCAATGACTACTGATAGAGAATTTGGCCTTGGAAGCGGCTACGGTTTAGTAGCAGATGCTCCTGCATCTTTTAGAGGTGCACCTGACATGCTTCCATTTGTTGGGAGTACTATCGCTGATGAAGGCGGAGTACCTAGTTGGGTAGAATTTCCACAGTATCAATACGAAGGATACGGTGGAGGTCCATATCGTGTTTGTGAGTTTCCAAACTTCATGGGTCAAGGTCATACTGGTCCAATGAATTTTAATGCTGGAGTGCCAGTACCATATAACGGCAAAGTGTATAGTTATCCAATTCCTTTAGATGGCCAATTTGTTAATCACCGTTTTATACAACCTATATCACCTCCTGATAGTAATCCTGTAACCACTATGAGTTTAATCAATTTCAACCATGACGCAAGCTATATTGCTTGGTTTAGTGCTACACCCGGAGGAGCCCCACACCCTTCAGCAGATGGTGTACCATTAGTTATGTTATTAGGACGAGTTGAGTTTACATTGTCATACTACCAAGCGTTTAGTTTGACTGACAGAGATTTTGGACCTAAGAATATAGTTTTTCCAATTATAACAAAAACCTACTATTTTAACGTTGCACTTGTAAAAAATGAAACAGTACAACGTATTTGTAATTCTAGGGTAGGCGGTGTTCCGTCCCCTGCACCAAGAGCTCCTCGACCAGAAGAATTAGTTAGTTTTGATCCTACTGAAATATATGATGTCCGCGGGGATAGAATACCTATTATTGGTGGTAGCCAGAGTCATCCAAACAATAATCCTCCGCAACCAGAATCAGGCCCTAACTATGTTATAATGTTAATGGCTCCGAGAAGTAATCGGGCTAGAGAATCTCAGGGTCAGCCGTACAATGGAGTTTATGATCTTATGACATTCCAAGAATATGTTGATTTCTACGAAGTTGATACATCACCTGAGCTTCCTAGTGCGCCGCCGCCTACAGATGAATCCGGACAATCTCCATTTACAGATTTAAAAACATTAGTAGGTTCACCGGCACTTGGACAATTTACAAACGTTGCTTATAATGAAGAGATTATAGTACTAGCTGACGAAGCATTTCCAGATAGAGCGTTTACAGCAATAAGAATTAATGAAAGTGAACTAGCTGATTTCTTTGGTCTAGAAACTTTTGAAGATGAAAACCTCTACCGTATGGACGACCTAAGTATTATTGACAGCAAGTTTACAGCTTTTGGCGAAGCAAGATCATTTTTTGCAAAAAACTTTATACAAGGAAGAAGACACAAGTATAAGTTGAAGTATGCTTCTAATGGTGAAACTCCTAGCACATGGAAGGAAGAGCAATTTCAAGGCGAGAGATATGTTTCTGCTACAGGTACTCCGTATCGGCTGTTCTTTATAGAAACACTAACAACTCCAAAGGATGGATCAACACCATCTTATCAACAAATTAATGATATTAGTATGGAGGGTAGTGACGGAACTGGTCTTGGTCCTAGTAGCTACAATGGAGCATATGATCAGCTGCCTTTCCAAAGTGCTCCTAATCCGTTTAATTACACAATAGCAGATAAAGTGGCGTTTAGTGATCCTAGCTGGATTGTGGGCACAAAGCCTTTTAATGGCAATAGCATATATGCCACTGACATCGAGTATGACAATAGATTTTCTATACCATTTACTTTACCTTATGTTGTGCCTAGTGACCCAAGCAATAAAGACAATTTAGAAACATATGGAACATTTCAAATAGGTTCAAATAGAGCATTTGTAGGTAGCACTGCGACTGGGAATAGGTTTGTAGGTATAGCTTGGATTTCAGAAACTCCAGGAGGAACACCAATTGCAACACCAAATGGTTCTACTTATACAGCTTTTTCAGCAGATGCTGGCCGGTTTGAAAGACTTTACTGGAGTGGCGATCCGGGAGTTTTCTCTGGTGCGTATGGAGGTGATACTTGGACCAATATATTAAACGCTGGAATTTGTAATACTCCGGGTGGAGAACTAAGATTCTTTAACACTGCTTGGGTTGACATCTCTCTATTTAATAATAACGTAATCCTAACTGACGGAATAAAAGCGCAGCCAGGTACAAGTACGTTTGAATCTTATATTATATCAAACTCAATGCAGGTCTTAGTAGATAAAATGGTATTCAGCGCCGGATATCCACCGTCATCAGTTGGTCCTTCAGGACTTAGCAATAGTGATTTTGGAGAAAAAGTGATTGAGTTTGTACCTAGAGAATCGTATAATGATAAGTATACATTCTTAGGAGATACTTATTCATCTCTTCCTAATCCATATGGATATAATATACCGCCAGAACTTACGCCATCAAACATTGTTGACGAGGTAGGCTTTGGTCGCACAGAAGACCCTATACCATTTACTAACAAAATGAGTATACCATTGACTGTACCTCCGGTGACAGCTGATGATAACTATTCTGAAGAAAAGTTTTCTCAGTATGGTAGAATATCATGGTCAAGTAATACTTTTGTATGGCAAGGGCAAGAGCAAGCGCCACGCGGAACTTATGCATTAGTCACGTGGATAAGTGCCACTCCGGGTGGACCGCCCCTTGGCATAGGTAGGAATTATGATGTTTCAGTAGTTAATACCAATTACTATAATGATAGGTATTTAATCAATGATACAAAGTATTGGCAAGCTGAATATGACTATTTTGATGATGTTAATTATCCTTTAAGCCAAGTGGGAAATTCTGTACAAAGTATGGGCGGCGTAAGGATGGATCTAATTAATCCTACAGGTGATGAAGCAGAAGTTAGATTTGTAAATTTTGCTCTTGTAAATAACGACAACACTACCTTTACAGATAGACCTGCTGAATTTTATGAACTTGGTCAAACATTGAGCTCACCGCCCGGAACAGCAGCTTTTAATAATTTTATTGCAACAGATGCTTATTGGACATCTGATCAATTTTCCGTTCTCCCAAATTATGTTGACAGTTATATAACTGAGCTAACACCTGTAGTAACTAATATTCCTACTTTATTTATTGGTGAAAAAATAGATGTAAGATTAAAAGAACTAACAGACTGGTTTGGAGGCTTCTTTACAAGAGAATCTGTAGAAGCTGTTGATTACTTACCGTGGGAAAAAGCAAAAGAAGCACCTTTTCCGATCAGATGGCCAGTAGTTGGTGCATACTTTAGCAGTGCAAATACATTAGTACCAAATCCAAACTTTACTACCAAGTACCCAGCACTTAATTTTATTAGTTATTTTAAAGTTGGTAATAATTTTGTGTATCAAATCGGATTTCAAAGAGATCACGATACAACAGCAGTATTTGACGGAACATTTAAAGCAGCTACTAGGCTAGTAATCGGTAAAGATGAAACTATTATCATTGATCAAGAAGCAGAAGAAGAAGCAGAAGCAGAAGCAGGTCCAGTAAAAAGTCAAGATACTATGTTACCTTATCTTGGACAAGCATGGTCTAATCAAGTTCCACAAAATGTAAGACTATCTACTTATGGAGGCAGTCGATATCCTGATGTAACAGAAGGATATGTAAGTCCTGACATAGGCTTTGATAGTTTAGAACCTTTAACTATCGACCAACCAAGAGCATGGTATTTGCCATTAGATGGAAAAATCTTAGTTTATCCTTTCTCCTTTGGTAAAGAAAATATTAATACTGATTTTCAAATTTCTCTAAAATCTCCTACACAGGGTGAAGTAGTAACTAACACTGACGGAGCAGGAAATCAAATTGTTCCGGTTATTTGGATTAGTAGTGTTCCAGGCGGCGCACCACAAACTACTGTAGACAATGTACCAGTGTTTATGACAGGATTTGACGCCGTGTTAAAATGCCAGCAGTGTTTTGATGTTTCAGAAGCAAGGCCAGACACAATGTTGTTTCCAGTAGTTACTAAAGATTACTATATTAATACTGCAATGGTTATGGAAAGCACTACACTAGATTGGACTTTAAATCCGCAAAATTTTGCAGTTAATAAAGATAATTTGATAGCTTGGCAGCCGGAAGATGCATTTCCTGTAGCAGGGTCTGATAATAACCAACTAGGAGTTCTTACATTGTTAACAAGCGCACTAGAACCACTAACAGACTTTTTAGGTGATTCAACAACAGGAGTATAATATGCCAGCAGTACATAGAGTAGGTGATATTGATAGCGCAGGCGACAGCGCACAAACTGGCGCTGAAGGCGTTTTTGTAAATGGCGGTCCAACGCTAGGCGGCGGCGTAGCTGATACGTTAGGTGTTGATAACATTGTTGGGTTATCGGATGAAGATGCTAGAGCAATATTGTCAGGTTATTCTGCTGAACTTGCTGAAGGAAATGATCCCGAGATAAATGAACAATTAGAATCGTTTGGAGGCGGCAGTCCTAACGGAGTTAGTCCAACAACTGGAGAGTCAGGAGTTATTCCTGCACCAGGTTCAGACGCAGCAGGAGTTGGATCAGATGATGGTACTCCTCCAATAGAAACAACAAAACCAGTTACCGAATGGCTAAATTTTTTACCGCACGTTAGTGATTCTATCAAAGACGAAGTATGGGATAAACTATATGACTTAGCAAAGAATAAAATAAAAAGACCTATACGAATTACATGCGGTTATCGTTCGCCAGCTTATAATGCACGAGTAGGTGGCGCAAAGAAAAGTCAGCATATGCAAGGCAATGCTGTAGATATTCTTTGGGATACTACTAATGTTCAAGTACGTATTGATTTTATTCAACAGGCTATAAATGCAGGATTTACAGGAATAGGTTGTTATTCAAACTTTATACATCTTGATATAGGTCCAAAGCGACATTGGGGTCCTAATGGCAGTTTTACAGGACAAATACAACAATATAAACCTATACTAGAAAACAATGGTTATACTTTCTAGTGATAATGGTTGACAACTACTATTTTGTATGCTATTATAGTTTATAATTTAATAATAGGCAAAATATGAAATACAATAATAAGGTAATACTAACAGACGCTGATGGCGTACTTCTTAATTGGGAGTATGCATTTACAGTCTGGATGGAGCAACACGGACATACGCAAGTTGATGACGCTAACTTTATATACGACATTGGCAAACGTTTTGGTTTAGAATCTAATAACATGGGGCATAGGCTTGTTAAGCAATTTAATGAGAGTGCTGCAATTGGCTTCCTACCAGCATTACGTGATGCAATGTATTACGTTAAAAGACTACACGAAGAACACGGATATGTATTCCGTTGCATTACAAGTTTGTCTACAGACAGGAATGCATATAAACTTCGTAAAATGAATTTGGAAAAACTGTTCGGAGAAACAGCTTTTGAAGAATTAGTTTGTTTGGATACAGGTGCAGATAAAGACGAAGCACTAAAACCGTATAAAGATTCAGGTTTATACTGGATTGAAGACAAACTATCTAACGCAGTAACAGGTTTAGACTTAGGTCTAAAACCAATACTCATCGAACATGGATTTAATATGCTCGATGACATCCCTGAAGGTATGACTAAGGTAGTTAACTGGAAGGAAATTTATAACCACATAACAGGAGAAAAATAATGTCACAACCGACACATGAAGAAATTGTACAGGCTTTTAACAACTATCTAAAAGAGCATGAGACTTTTGAAGGTAAAGGTGTAAAAGCTGCCGCAACACGAGCACGTTCAGCATTAGGTGATTTAGGCAAACTTACTAAAGAGCGCCGTAAAGAAATCATTGAAAAAAAGAACGCAATGTAATGAGCGGACAACGGCGATGGCTTAAATTATGGGCTAGAACTGTTGGCATGCCAATAGGCATTACGGACGACGACAAGCCAGAGTTGCAGCCCATCAAACAAAAAGATGTGAAACGGGCTCTGGCTTTTCGGACGTTTTGGATTGTATTACATGTTGTTACATGTTTTATGATTATCATTGGTAATGGACGAGTACTTAATTTTTGGTAAGAAAGATAATAAAATGAATCCTGTTTCAAGGAAACACAGCCCAGAGACGCAGAAACTAATCGACGAGTGGCTAAAGAAAAATGAGCCAACTAAGTTTGCGTACAATCAAAGATCAGAACACGTAGAAGTAACAAAAGGGTTCTACGGCAGAAAGAAAAAGAAAAAGACAGAGGATTAACATGCCATACGTAGATGTATTTCCTTCGGCTGTGTCAGTAGACAATATTGGTAGAGCATTTACAGAAGAAGAAACTAAACTTTGCGAACAAGAATTTGAAGTTGCTATGCATAACATTGGCAACATGATGGGGTCTGATCAATATGTCTTAAATAGACCCGAGTTATCTGATATACGACAGTTTATACAGCAAAGACTAGATGCGTATCTACATGAAGTGTATGCACCTCATAATGATTTAGAAATATATATTACTCAAAGTTGGTTCAGCTGGCTAACGCCTGGACAACATTTCCATGAGCACCAACATCAAAATAGCTTAGTATCAGGGTGTCTTTATTTTAGTGCAGATAGAAATCAAGATGCTCTTATTCTACACAAAAAAGAATTTCAACAAATTTATATTCCAACCGCACCTGAAAATACAAATTTATGGAATGCGCAAATGGCAAATATTCCTGTAGCAACAGGAGATATAGTTTTGTTTCCGTCTAAGATTACTCATAGTGTTGCACCAACACAAGGAAAGCATTTACGCACAACACTTGCGTTTAATAGTTTTATAAAAGGCAATATTAGAGAAGGCCTTCATCTTTTAGATTTAGACCTATGATATGCAAGAAACTGTCGACTTTGAAGATATAAGAAAACTATTTGACGACACATGGGACGTTGGATATCTTAGTCCTGAACATTTATTACAATGCGCACATTCACCAGTTAAGAATAAATTTCATGTGTATGGTGTAGACTACACAAATAATACACACTTTAAAAATCTATTCAATTCGATAGTACTAGTAAAAACAGGCCATACATGGGATTACAGCCATTACGACCAAGCCAAAGACATTATGTCAAATAGCGGCATCGTTGGTTGGTATCCTTCTTACACTAATTACAAACAGGCAGTAATACATGCAGGACTAGGTGTTCGAGCAAAAAACAGTCTTGTTTATAGTTTCAAGTTTGGATTTGATTGTCATATATGCATGATAAGTTTCCAACCTACTATTGTAAATTATCCTGATAGAAGTAAAAAACGTAACTACGGACTTTGGAAACATTGCGAAGGTTGTGATGATTGTATTGTTAATTGTCCTGCAAAAGCAATACACTATGATGAAAAAGAACCTCCGTGGATTGATTCAGGAGCATGTGAAAATTTTATATTTTTTGGTAAAGATGAAAATGTTCCAAATGTTATTAACTATTGGCATAAAAATGTACATCCTGAAATACCACAGCAAGTAATTGATAATATCAAAACTGTAAAAGATATGAAGGACACAATAGGAGATATCAAATGGGACACAAACGGCTATAGTTACGATGGCAATGTTACCCGTAAAGATGGTGAAATAGTTTATGTACCGCACTGTAGAGAATGTACAAGTCAACCACGGTGTAGTAAATGGGAAGGAAACTATCCTTATGATGGATCAGGCCCCATAGAAAAGATTAGGATCGTAAAATGAATTGTGAACAAGGCGATAAAGCCGTAATTGTATTTTCAATAAACCCAAAAAATGTTGGAAGAATTGTAGATGTAACAGAGTATATTGGAAAGTTTAGCGAACGCGAACAGTTTCAGTTTAGAGGATTAGTTTGTCAAGCACCTGTTACAGATCACTACTGGTGGATAGAAGCAGATGATATAGACATACAACTAGGTCCAAGTCCTCGAGCATATATTGCTGATAGTTGGTTACGACCAATACGTCCAGAGGGCGAGTCTAAAAAACAAAAGGCATCAAAAGGATTAGATGTTAGCGCACTAACTACCCTTAATTTGTAAATATAGATATAAGCAAAGGAGGTCCACAATGTGCAGTCCATTTGTACGTAAAGAAGCCAACAGACTTTTTTGGTTAGTTAAAGGTCATCTAATTCCTATATCGGAGCCAGACGATATTGTAGAAGGTTACTATGAAAGTTATTTCAAACGGTTATGGAATAATGAATCTGGATGCTTAGAGCAGTATGAACATGGATTTGAGCAAGCATGGAAAGCTCGTGAAGCAGAAATGTATGCTACGGATATCCAAAAAGTAGCAGTACTAGGCGGACACTACGATTAAAGGTAGACAAATATATCAAACTGTGTTATAGTATAACATAACAATTAGGGAGATAGATATGACTACATTTGAAAAGATTGAATTTGTTGTTGGTTTATCGTGTTTAGGACTTCTCCTATCACTATAAGCGAATACTCACAAACGTAGTATTGCTTTTATATTTTTGGTGCATTGACGAAGATCCAGAAATGTGTAGACTAAAAAAGAAAGGTGAACAAACTTCTACTATTGAAATAGAGGTTGACATCTAGTATTACTTATGTTATAAATAGTATTGTAACGTTGAAGCAATTCAAACGGCATACAGGACCCGGGGGCGGTACCCGGCAGCTCCACCATAAGCACATTTGGAAACACAATGAAGACACGTATTAAAATGCAAGGCGGCGATGAGTTTGATGCTCTAAGCAAGAAGGCTAAAAATTACTATCATTGGAAACCAGGTGAACGCAAGAAGATTAAGCGTGGTTATAACAAAAGACTTCGCAAGTGTGCTTATGATGGGGCTGAAATAGGATCGACTGGTGTTTAATAGGAGAGTGGAGTTGCCCGGATGTAAGCTCGGTTAACGCGAACAAACTTAATAATTGCAAACGCAAATTATTCATTAGCAGCCTAAGGGCAGCTACGAGGTAGTTAGACCTTGTTACCAAACATAGCAGAAAAGCATCTTCGGATGCTTTTCTTTTATCTGCTACGTTTTAGCGCAGTTATAATACTTGACTTTTGGCTAAAATCGTGCTAAATTAATATACACACATAGACAGAAAGGACTCTACTATGAAACCCTCTACTAAGCCCATTGGCTGGGCAACTACTATTTCATCACTAATTTCCATACCACGTGAGATGTGGGACAGCGTGATGACAGTAGAAAAGTCACCACTACGTAATTTAGACCCTATGGTTGGTCATATGATTTTTCAATGTTTGTTCTTTATTTGGTCAGGCATCTTTGCAGTAATGGTAGGAAGTTTTTATGCGTTTGGCATTAGTGCAGCATTTCATATCTTGTTGATCAGTGGTATTACAATTACAGCAGTGATATTCCGTCAAGCAGAAAAGAATCCAGAATCACTTAACAGTTTGTTAAAGTCAGGACGCAAATACAACGGCCGAGCAAACGGAGGCGAGCATGAGTGAGCAAACAAACTATTGCACAACTAAAGGCCTAGGCTGGGCTTTTCTAATTATTATTATTGGAATGGTTGGTATGCCTATTCTCGGGTCAGCTATTGCTTATCCAGACAACTGCAAACAGTCTATTCTTATTCCTTGTTTAGGACTAGAAAAATGATACCTAAAGAAACAGCACAAAAAACAGCAGAACATACCTTCACAGGTTTTATGAACTGGACAAAATACACAGTATACGGCTCGCTTGCTTTTTTCTTAGCAGTAGCAAGTTGTAATTTTGGCGTAGAAGACGGACCTAATAGAACAGGTTCGCAGTATGACGGGAGTGCGTATGCTCCTATGAATCTTAACGTAAAGGATAACAAATGAGATTAACATTAGCAGCAATTTTAATTGCAATTGGTATGGGCACTGCTCATGCAGAAGATATGACCATTGACATGTTAAACAAGCGTGACGATGGTGCAAAGATGGTTTATTCACAAGACATTGCACGTATTGATGTAGGCGATACAATTACATGGACACCAGAGGATAAAGGACACAATGTAGAATTTATTGCAGGTCCAGACGGATGGGACGCACCACGTAAATCAAAACTATCAAAAGAAGTTGCGATTACATTTGATACACCAGGCGTATATCTCTATCAATGCACACCACACAAGTCAATGGGCATGATTGCTATTGTCGTTGTAGGTGACGGAGACAATGATGTATCCAAAGCTAAAGTAAAAGGCAAATCAAAGAAAAAATTAAAAGCGTTATTGGCTGAGCTATGAAACCGAACAAAAACTTTGAGCTTTCTGTAAGAGATATTGAAGTTATAGAATCAGCACTAAGAGCAAAGGCTGGTCGTAGAGGATTGGCTATTGCTCAAGGTGACGTATCTGTACAACTCCATGAAGAAATGACAGAGATACAACAACTGCTTGGTCGCATACATGATCAAAAACAGTGGTATAGGCCAAAGGATTTTGTTCCGGGCGGATAGTGTTGCAAATAAGTAACAAGTATATGTTAACTTTTTAAAACACGCTCTAAAGCACTCCGTAACATAAATTACTAGTGTAAATAAAACGTCAAAGGGCAAGCGCGAACTTGCCCTTTTTTATGACATTACAACTTGAAAGGTATTATAATGCGTACAGTATTTATCGCGGCAGCATTGACTGCATCAGCAACAGTAGCAGGAGCAGTTGACTTAGGTACAACTGGTGTTACTCTTAACACAGACGTTGTAGCAACACATATGGTGGATGCAGAAACAACAACAATGACAATTGAGCCAGAATTAGGTTATGCATTTGGCATGGCTAACTTCACAATGGGTACAATGTTGAATATTTGGGACAACGACAATAAAGTAACATTTGATGATGAGTTTGATCATCTTCCAGTGGTTGATTTTGGTGTAACTTATGGTTTGACAGATAGCGTTGAATTAGAAGCAACGACATCATATGACCTAGAAGCAGAAGAACGCGGTGAAATCAAATTAATGACAACGTTTAGTTTCTAAGTTAACAATATAACAACTAAAAGAAGGCGCTCTTAGAGCGTCTTTTTTTGTGACTAAATAAACGTAGTATATTATAGAGGAGCAACTCATGTCTGAAGGTGACGTACAAGCAGGGATACAATTTATATATGACATGCGCGAGCACGTTGTAGACATAGCTCTCGCAACAGTCTATGGCATTGTAGTTTATGCTACTATCTTATGGATTAAAAAGAAATTAAGCTAATAAAGGGCAAAAATTATGCAACAAAATGAATATGATGTAAGAGTCGTTAAAGTAGTAG